AGGTCACCCCCGGTGTCCTCGGCTTCATCGTCTTCGCCGTGATGGGCCTGGCCGTCTGGGCCCTGATGAAGTCGATGAACCGGCACATGGGCAAGGTCGACTTTGAGGAACGCGAAAACAGCGAGGCCGCTGCGGTGACCAGTGGGAACGGTCCAGGGGAGGCTGACGCCTCAACTGCTGGAAAGTAGCGGCTACCTAGAGATTATTAGAGATTTCTAGAGGGTGGTCAGGGCTACTCCGCAAGATCATCTCCCATGATTCTCCCATGGGAGATGGTGGCGCGTCCGCTCCTGCCGGCCGGATCGCCGGTCGGCGGGGGCTGGCGCTACCGTCCCGGGAGCCTGGACACTGGCCATCCCGGCAGCGGAAGCTGTGACGGTCACACGCGTAGAGGTGAGGATGATGACTGCCGAGGCTGCGGGAGCGCCGCGCACAGATCTGTCCGACCTCGTACGTCAGCGCATGCAGGAACTCGGGCTGAGCTTCCGCACCCTCGCGGACGCGTGCATCGACCCTGAGAACCCTGAAGACGGCCCGTTGTGGAGGCGTAGCACCATCGACGCCCTCTCCAAGGGGCAGCGCATCAAGGCCCCGGACTTTCCCCAGCTGCGGGCCCTCGCTGCCGGCCTACGGGTCCCCATATGGCAGGTCCAGGAGGCTGCTGGCTCGCAGTTCCTCCATATCGACACCGTGTGGTCGGCCGACGGTCGAGTCCGGGCACTGGTCGAGGGCTTCCGGGAGATGAGCCGTGAGGACCAGGACAAGGTGATGGCCCTCATGGAGTCTCGCCGCCAAGTTCGGCAGCGGTGATTGTTTTTGGTCAACTGACGCCCCGTTGAACCTAGTTGAGCTGCGGTAGTTACAGAGGGTTCCAGAGGTATTGGCTGAAAGTCACCGGCGGTGCATGATGGTCGTCCGCCTGGGGGCGAATTGAACGGCATCTGCGCTGCCTGCCTTGCGAGCAGGGGCGGGCGGCGCGGGCAAACGGAGGCGATATGTCGCATCAGTACTCGTCAGCCGTCTACCACCTGGACTTTTCAGGTCGCATCCCTTCGGGTCAGCTCATCCACGTGGAGGACCATCCCGGCGAAGTGGCCGAGATCTACCTTCATCGGCTCCACGTGCGGAGCCCCCTCCTCTGGCAGATCAACTGGCTCACCCGTCAGCAGGTGGGGTACGGCCTGTGGCGTCAGCGATGGACCGAGGACGGGCGGATGTGCGCGCCCGCCGAGGGTCTCGGCGTCGCCGTCTCCCGGTGGGACATCGTGCCTGCCTCGGAGATGCCGAGCGACTGCTACGTCTTCCCGGTCGAGGACGACGGCAGCTGCGTATGGCTCATCCGGGTCGGCTACTGCACAGTCGAACTCCAGTCCGAGATGAATCGGATGCTTGAGCGCATAGCGGGCGACGGGTTGTGGCTTCAGGATTGGTATGGAGACGTCCGGACCACCGCGCTGACGCTCCCGGCGCCCTCCGGGCTGGCACCCGTGCTGACCCCATAGGAGGTGCTGAAAGTGACGGCGCCCCCGCAGGTAGCGGGGGCGCCGCGGTCCCTCCCGCTCCGCCTGGGGGGCTGATGTGGGAGGGCCGTAACGAGAGGGGGGTGGCTGATCATCTACACCGGAACTTCCCGGTCCCTCGCTAGATCAAACAATGTAGGCCTACGCCTACTGACAGAGGATCTTGAACCGGCGACGGTGGGCGGGTGCCGTCTGCCTCGCCCCCGCCGGATTGGGTGCTCGCCCGCCGCCGGGCTGTAGGTGACCGCATCCGCGCCGTGCGCCTCAATGCCAACCTCACCCAAGAGGCGGTCGCCCTCGCCGCCGGCGTCGACCGGCCGTCTGTCGTGCGTATCGAGCAGGGACAGCAGTCGCCCACCCTGGACACCCTGATCCGTCTCGCCGACGCGATCGGCGTGCCGCTCGCGGACCTCGTCCGCTGACACCCGGGCAGCGAGAGGCCCCGCCCATCCGCCACGGGGGGAGCAGACGAGCGGGGCCTGGTCCGGTCACGGCTTGCTGATCACGAAGGCTCGCACCGGACGCTCTTCCTTCGGGTCACGCGACGTCGGCTGCTGCGTGCGCTTCCACGCCGCAACCAGTTCCGCGTAGCGCGGGTCGATCCACTCGGACATGACCACCTCCTGGCGGGCAGGCTATGCCACGCCAGGCTTCTTCGGCTTCGGCGTGATGACGATCGTGCAGTCCGGGGCGTGCTGGCACTTCGCCGCCACCGACACAAGCGTCTCGTCGGACGGCGGCCCCCACAGCTCCGGGTCCGCTTCCCAGCCGAGGCTTGCGATGGTCTCTCGGGTCCGGTCGATGATCGGCGGGTCGTAGTTGGTGGGGTCGTAGCCCGGGTAGTGGTGGACGAAGCTCCCGCCCAGGCTCTCGCACAGCTCGGCGTACATGGCGGTGTGCAGGATCAGAGCGTGCCAGCCCTCATCCACGATTCGCGATGGGGCCAGACTGACGCCGGGGTTCTTGGCGCAGGCCGCGACGAACTTCATCGCCTCCTCGACGATGTGGCCAGCCAGTGCCTCGCTCATGTCGGGGTTGGCGTCCATCACCGTGCTGCGGACGCTGGCGAACTGGTCGTCGGTGATGAGCATGCGCGCGAGTGCGGGCACAGCGGGGTTGTCCGGCGGGTCCATGGGGCCCGGAGGTATGGTCACGGGGTCTCCTTCGCTTGGTGCGGATGGGGATGGCCCGCCCGGGTCGGGGCACCTTGCCGGGTCTGCCCGGCCTGGGCGGGAGTGGGATCCGCTGTCCGGCGCGGTCGGCGGGCGCCGGGAGCGGGGGTCTACATGAGCCGGGCTATGGCCTCAGGGAGAAACAGGCCGCGGGCCCGGTGCTCACGCCAGAGGCTACTGTCGTCGTGCTGGTCGTAGTGGGCGCACAGCTCGCAGCCGTCCGCGTGCGGCGACGGGACGACCTCGGGGTGCTCGGCGGCGATATGCCGGGCTACGAGGATCTGCGCGAGGAATCCGGTGTCCGACTCGTCGTGCAGCAGGGCGATCATCAGATCGTCCATCAGGTCGCGGCAGGCGTCACAGCTCGTCAGGGGCGGGCGCAGGATGGGCCAGTGGATGGGCTGGGGCAGCGGCGGCCGGTTCGCGGTCTGCGTCATCGAGTCCTCCGTGCCCGGTGGTGGTTGCGGATCTCCACGTTGCAGTCGCTGACCCGCGACCAGTCGCCGACGGCGCGTGCCTGCTCGCGCTGTTTCACCAGGGCCTGGCAGACGTCGCAGTCCTTCAGCGGCTCGGGAGGGTCCGGCAGACCGAGGTCGAGGGGCTTCTCCTGAACGCTCACGATTCGACCTCGCGCAGGTTCTCGTAGTGGTCGCAGAGGGCGTTGACCGAGCGGGCGAGCCGTTGCGCGTGTGCGATCCGCGCGGGAAGGGCCTGCCGTGGCTCCAGGCCGAGGCGCATGCGGGCCTCTCCGATGCCGGCGTGGGCGCACGCGCGGGGCACGTCGTCCTCCGGGAGGCGGGCGGCCAGGGCCTCAACGACGGGGATGGCGAGCATGAGGTGGCCGCGCAGCTGGAGCGTCAGCGTGTCCAGCTCGTCGTCGGACGGCAGTTCGGCGTCCTCAACGAGCAGACGGCGTGCGGCGGTACGCATCGCCTCGACGTCCAGCGGCGTCGCGTCCAGCACGTCTTTCGTGAGGATCACCGGACTGCCTCCAGGCCGCGAGGTGCCGGAACGGAGTGGACCAGGCCCAGGGCCTCGGCCAGCTGTGTGAAGAGGCGGTGTGCCTCTGTGCGGGACAGGACCAGGTCCACGTCGCCGCGGCGCTCGTCGACCGCGTACAGGGCGAGGGGCACCCGGACCTCGCCGGTGACGTGGACGGTGGTCAGCGGTTCGCCGCGGCGCGTGGACGCGTGCAGTCGTGCGGGGAGCATGCCGTACCCCGTTCAGTAGGCGACTGAGTGCGGAGCGTCACCGTACTGATGCGGGCAAGAGAGAAGGGGGACAGATTGTCCCCCTGTCCCACTCTGTCCCCCTGGTCAGCCGGTCGCGATGCCGACCTTCTCGGCGAGCGCGCCTGCCTCCCTGCGCATGGCCCGGGGAGCGTTCCGCCACAGGTCGGCGGCCACGGTCCGGGCGGACGGCGTGTAAGCGACGGTCTCGGCGCCGATCCTGTGGGCCATCTGCATGACGTGCAGGGCGGCGGTCCGGTCGCCTCGCTGGAGGTGCCCGCGGGCGACCTCGACCCACAGGCGGGCCTGCCGCTCGACCGAGGGCATGGTGTCGGGGTCGATGTCGTCGGCCAGGCCGATCGCCTTCTGCGATTTACGCAGGTCGGTGGCGACACTCACGGCGTGGAAGTCCACGTTGGCGCGCCCGAACACCGTGCTCGGGTGCACGTAGCTGGCGGGTAGGGACTTGGCGACCTGGTCGCCCTTGTCCCAGTACCGCCAGGCGTCGCCCTCGCGGCCCTCGCGCGCGGTGGTGACTGCGGCGTGCAGCTGGAGCGCGCCGTAGATGCCGCGCCAGTCGTCGGGTGCGGAGTCCAGGTGCGGCCGGATGAGGTCGGCCGCCTCCAGAACGACGCGCAGCGCCTCCTCGGGGTAGCTCGTTTCGCGCAGGATGTTGCCCATGTTCCAGGCCGCGGCCGCGATCGCTGCGGGCTGATCGGCGTCCTGCGCGGCCGCCAGCGCGCGGTCCGCGACGACCCAAGCGAGTTCGGCCGGCGCGACGTAGGCGGTGGCCTGCCCGGTCAGGCGGTAGACATCGGACAGGGCGACCAGCGCGGTGCGTCGCTGCTCGCCGTCGAGGGTGCGCACGGCTGCCTCGATGTCGCGGATCAACTCGGGGAGAACGGCGCCCACTTCGGTGCGGTTGTGCTGGGAGGTGTGCCACAAGCGCCATGTCTGGTCGACGCGGCCCTGGAGGATTGCCGGTTCTATCGGTGTGTCAGAGCGTCGGGCGGTCAGTGTGCGCTGCATGACAGCGGCCCAGATGCCGGGCATGGCCGGGTGGGGCAGCCTGCCAAGTGGTACCGAAGCGGCTGGCCCGTCGGTGCCGGTGATGACGGCCAGGTCGTGGACCTGGAGGGCGGCGGCCAGACGCAGCAGCAGCGTATGAGAGCGCAGTTCGCGTTCGCCCGTTTCGATCTTCTTCAACCAGTCGCTACTACGACCGCAAAGCTGTGCGAGTGCGGCCCGAGACATGCCGCGGGACTCCCGCAGGACCCTGATCCGTTCGCCGACGCTGAGTTCCGCTGAGAGATCCAATGGTGCCCCCTTGGGTGCCGGTGCCGGTGCCGTTGTCGTCAGGGTAAGGCGGCCGTCAATGTCGAACATGACGAATGGCCCCCTCCCGCCCGAAGGCGAGAGGGGGCATGAGGTCATGGGTACTGTCGTCGCTGCGGGTCGAGGCCTGCGGACAGCAGGTTCCCGCCGCCGCTCGGCTCCGGGTTGGGTGCGCCATCGCGGCGGCAGACGAGGGCGTCGGGGTCCCAGCTCGGGGCCTGGAGGCTGTACCCGTCGGGGCAGGAAGGTCCGGCGGGCCCGGGTTCCCCGCGCTCGCCTTGCGGTCCCTGCTCACCTTGAGGCCCCGGCGGGCCGACCGGTCCGGCCGGGCCCGGTTCCCCTTGCGGTCCTGGCGGTCCTGCCGCGCCTGCCGCTCCGGGCTCCCCTGCGGCACCCGGTTCACCTGCGGCGCCCGGCTCGCCGGCCTCCCCGGCGGCTCCGTCTCCTCCGCGTGCCCCCGTCTTCCCCGGCGCGCCGGAGGGCCCAGCGGGTCCGGGCGGGCCCGGCTCACCCTGTGGCCCTGGCGGGCCGGACGGTCCTGGCGGGCCGGTCACCGACGGGCCGGGCTCGCCGCGGCTCCCCGGGGGCCCGGCCACAGGCTGCGCCCCAAGAGCTTCCACCTGCCTGGCCAGTGCGTCCCGCGCTGCGTTGGCGGTGTGCAGATCGTGGCTGAGAGCCTGGACGCTGAGGACAATCCATGCGACCGCGGCCCCGAGGCCGACAGCGGCGACGACGGTCCACGCGTTGCCGCGCCGCCACCGGCGCTCCTCGGTCCGCATCTGCGACTGCGTCACGGTCAGGCCCCCCGAGTCAGCAGGATGATGACGGGCAAGAGGATTCCGATCAGCGGCACGATCACAGCGCCGATCAGCCAGCGCCTGGTGGTGACGAGCCGCTCGGCGTCCTTCTCCCGCAGCGTCTCCAGCGTGGTGACCCGCGCGCCGAGTGCCTCGTGGCGCAGGTCGTAGATGCGCTGGTCGACCTTCTCGTCCATGCGCCGGCCGAGCTGCTGGATGTCGTCGCGGAGGTCGACGAACCGGTCCTCGAACCGCCTGACGACCTCGCCGAGGGTCGGCTCATCGGTCACGTGCTGCTCCGATCAGAGAGCGGTCGGCCTGGCGTGCTGCGAGGCGGGCGCGGTGGGGGAGGCCGGGGAGACCTGGCCTCGGGTGATGAACATCAGGACGGAGAGGACCAGTCCGTTGATGGCTGCGGTGGTGGTGGGCTGTACTTCATAGCCGAAGGCGGCGATGGCCGAGGCCAGGGTGGCGACAAGGGTCGTGAAGGCCTGCACGGCGATCGGCCGGGTGAGGGCGGCGGCGATGGCGCCGAGGATCGCGGAGACGCCGGCCACGGTCCAGCCAGCTTGCTCCTCGGTGAGGCCGACGTTGAAGGTGACGACCAGGCCGAGGATCGCGCTGAGGCTGTTCAGCCAGAGCGCGGGTTCGCGTCCGAAGATCTTCATGGTGGTCTCTTCCTAGACGGGCTGCGCCAGCTGGCGGCAGCCGATGACGGTGCCCGCGCTGTCGCGGACTTCGCGGTAGGGGACGAGCAGATCCGACCGGCGCGGCGCCAGGGCCAGCGCGACGGGCAGTGACACGACGTAGGAGACGCCTGCGTGGCGGCGGGGCAGGCCCTGGGCGTGCCCGTACTGCACCACCTCGACCGGGACGCCATCGCGGTACTCGCGGGACAGCGGCACCACGCCGAGCCGGGCCGGGCGCTCCCCGGGTTCGATGACGTGCAGGAGGCCGGGCACCAGGTCGTCGATGCCGTCGGGCCGGTCGTCCGCGTAGAGCCTGATGGGGTGCGGGGTGAGGTTGACGATCACGCCACCACCCGGAACCCGTACTTCTGGCCGAGGCGGGTCAGGGAGTCCCGGCCGAAGTAGCCGTCCGCAGGCTCGCCCGGCTTCCGGCCGCGGTAGCCGCACCGCTCCTGCCACTCCGAGACGGCCGGCCGCGTCCGACTGCCGAGGGAGCCGTCGACCCACCGCAGCGCCAGGAATCCGGCCTTGTACAGGGCGGTCTCGACGATCAGGCCCTCCGCCCGGTAGGTGGTGCCACCCTGCGGCAGGCCCGGGTCGCGGCGCTGCGCGGCCTGGATGTGCGCCAGGCTCACCGTCGGTGGCTTCGATGGGGTCGACGGGGTCGGCGGGGCCGTCGGCTTCCCGGCCCGGGCGATGATGGCGGGCAGCAGCTCGGCGTGGAACTGGGCCGCCCGCCTGTCGCCGGGGCACTTGGTGCCGGAGGGGGACCACTCGGGGTGCATCCGGTGGATGCCGAACCCGGGGTCGTCCCAGTCGCGGCAGGCCCGCAGCGGGATGCCGTGCGTGCGGTGCGCCCACACGCCGAGATCGGCTAGCGCGTCGAGCTGGTCGTCCGTCCACGAGTCCGAGGCCTTCGTGTTGGAGGCGGTCTCGACGCTGACGGCGCCGGTGCCATCCGACCTGAGGTTGGCCCTGTAGTTGGCGTCGGCGCGGGTGGTGGTGGAGAGGTACTGACCGAGGCTGCCGTCGAAGTCGCAGCCAAAGTGCGATTCGAGGCTGGTGCTGTTCTTCCAGTAGGCGTACAGGCGCTGCTCGTCCCACGGGGCGACGATGCTGTGGAAGATCAGCTGTGTGGGTCTGATCGTGGGCTGCTCGCGTGCTTCCGGCTGCAACTCCAGCCGGACCGCGTCCGTGTACCAGGCCATGGGGCCTCCAGACATGAGAAAGGCCCCGGCCAACTGGGCGCGGGGCGGGCGGTAGAGGGTGGTCAGGTGGCGGGCTCGACGATCAGCTCGCGGGACGCGAACGACGCGGTATCGGTGCCCACGGACGACCTCATCAGCAGGCGGGTGTTGTAGGTCTCTCCCGGTGTGAGCCCGGTCAGCAGATGGACCACGCCGCTCCGGGCGAACGTGTTGCCGTAGTGGCTGGCGCCGATCGCGTCGACCGGGGTCTCCACGACGGTGCCGGCGCCGACGGTCCCACCGAGGCGGGTCTCCGGTGCGAGCAAACTGCCCGACGTCGCGGATGAGTTGACCATGCGGGCCGCCGCGTGGATCTTCACCCGGCCCGTGGTCGGCGCGACCCACACGACCGAGCAGTCCGCGCCGGACGTGGTGTACGCGGTCGACGTGGTCGTCACCGTACTGGACTGCGTGTCGGCCACCGTCGGCGGCGTGTCCGCCGCTTTGATGATGCTGCCGGGCGGCAGGTCAGGCATGCGCCCTCCTCCTCAGAGTGCTCGGACGGCGGGCCGTGCGAGCGTCACGGCCTGACCGGCCGTCTGCGGTTTGATGACCCCGTTCACGGACCGCGCCACCGTCATGATCTGCGGGTTGATGACCTCGAAGTTGTCGTACCTGATCTCGACCGTGGCCGCGTTGGTGTTCGTCGCGGGCCGACTCGACCGAGTGCCGATCTGATAGGCCGACGCGAGTGAGGTGTCGGTGCCCTCCACATGCCAGACGCTGGGCTCAGGAGCAGAAGCGAGCCAGGCCTTGGCCCTCAGCTGGCTGCCGCGGCCCTGGAACCGCACCCGGACGAACTGCCCGGGGGTGTGCGAGAAGGGCAGCGTGTAGACGCTGCCGACCGCCGTGTTCGCCCCGGCGAGCAACTTGCGGATGGACAGGACGACCGAGTTGCCCACGTTGAACCCAACTCTGGCCTGGTACATGTTGCTGGCGTCCTGCATACGCGCTGTCGGTCCCCCGAACAGGGCGTCGCCGGCCGCCGTGGCGCTGGTCGTGACGTCGCAGTACAGGTCGAAATCGGCGTGCACGGCGTTCACGGCGGTGCGGCGGGAGACGTCCACGGTGGTGAGGACTTGCACCCCGTACCCGGACTGGACGGCATAGTCCGACGCGGCCCCGCCGCCGACGACGGCCCACGGCGTGCCGGTGTCCGGCGAGCCCCAGCCGCCCGCGACGGTCCGGGAGAAGGTGTCCCGCAGCCACGATCTGACCACGCTGGCTGCGACCTCCTCGCCGCCGACCGTCAGCGCCAGCGGCATGTCCGCGGGCGCAGTGGTCCACGGCAGCCCGGCCGTGGTCAGGACGTGCAGAGTGGTAGCGTCCGCCGTCGCCGCGGCGGCCAGCTGGCTCCCCGAGGACTCCCGCCGGGCCAGTGAGAAATCGTTCCGGACCGCCACCCTCCACGGGGTGGCCGGGGCGCACACGAGATCGATCTCCCACGTGCGGACACCGATCCGCTCCGTGTAGCCCTGCACGAGCAGGTCGACGGGGCCGGGCGGCAGCCAGTCCGGCAAGTCCGTGATCCGGATCAGGTCGCCCTCGACGAGATCGAGGACGGAACCGATCAGCTCCGGTGCCTTGTGCAGGCGGATGGTGATGACCGGGTAGCGTGCCTCGTCGACGGTGCCGAGGTGCATACGCCAGTACGCGATGGGCTCCGTCTGCGAGTCGGAGTACAGGTTGAGGGTGACTGTGTCGTCGTAGCGGCCGACCCCGGCGGGCGGCGGGCTCACCGAGAGGGGGCCTGAGGTCAGCTCCGCCCGGCCCGACGAGCCGCCGATGCGTTCCACGGTGACGTCGTTGCGGACGGTCGAGTCGTCATCGATCGGCTCCAGCCGCCCCAGCGCCTTCGACCCGTAGGACAGGATCAGCACGGGCGCCTGGTTGTACTGCGACGTCCGCGAGCGGTACCTGAGCCCCAGCCGCTCGCGGCCCTCGACGAGGATCCCGCCGTCCGCCTGTTCGCACTGGAACAGCTGCTCCAGCAGTGTGGCCGGACGCTGAGGGCCCATCCGCGTAGTCTCGCTCTGCGCGCCGGTGACGAGGATCGGTAGGCCCTCTTCGCGCCCCAGCCTTAGCAGACGGGCAGCGGCGGTCTCGCCGAGGTAGCCGTCATCGGCTCCGTCGAAGATCTTCGTGTCCGTGGCCTGGAACACGGCGACATGGCCGATGACGGTGCCGTCCATGCCTACGCCGAAGGAGCTGCGGATCTGGCGGACAGTGCCGACCTGCCCGGGGAATGAGCGGGAGTGAAAAACCCCGGACGCGCTGACGTTGAGCCAGGCGATATCGACATCGACGTTCGCCCCGTTCTGCCGCGCGAAGATGCGCAACCGGTTGTTGCTGCCGAAGAAGTTCGGGGTCGTGCCCGCCGTGCTGCTGACGGACAGCAGCTGGGTGCCGTTGGCGTCGAAGGCCCTGAAGCGCACATTGTCGGTCTGAACCTCCACGGTCCAGCGGGTGGCTGTGCCGGTAGTCGCCAGCTCGAAGAACGTAGCCAGCGCGGTCGGCGCCGTGGGGATGCGGTAGACCATCTCGACCTGCCACGGCCCGGTGCCGGACGCGGGCGGCGGGACGTCAGCCGACCAGGCTGCTCCAGCTTCCACGACCGGCAGGGGAGCCGACCCGAAGAACGAGTCATCGCTGGCCATCGCGAAGTTGGTCAGCTTCGCGGGCTTCACGCCCCGGATAGGGCTGGAGGCCCGGTTGGCCTCCCTGTCGTCCTCCATCGGCCAATACGCGATCAGCGTGGGATCCGACGGAATACGGCGGCGCAACGTGGAGGCGAGGAGCTTCTCACCCGTGTTCAGGCGGCGCAGGATGCCGGCGCCCTCGCCCTCCACCGTGATCAGATGTCCGCCTCGGCTCCACTCGGCCGGCCAGTCGGAGTACTCGCCGACGAACCGAATCTGCCGGTTGGTGATCTCCGCGCCGCCGGACGGTGTCCACGTACGGCCCACAGCATCCACGAAGGAGACCGCGCCCGCCGCGGGCTGTGAGAAGTTCGGGTTGGCGACGATGGTGCCGTTGATGCCGGAGCGCAGCTCGAAGGCGTGGATCCGGCCGGATGGCCGCTCGAAGCCAAGGTCCGGACTGTCACCCACGACGACAGGCGCTGTCGAGGAGAACACCGAGGTGATCCCCGTGTTGACGACCGGGGCACCAAGCTGCGTCCAGGGCCCGGCGATGGTGGGGGCGGTGTAGAAGGTCACCACGTGGCCACCCGACCCGTTATCCACGTCGAGTGTCGCCCGCACGGCGAGGCGCCCTGAGGGAGGCACGGCGATCGGCGAGGTCGAGGTGTACTGCGAGACGGTGGAGCCGTCGGCCGTCCAGCGCCAGATGAGACAGCCGTTGGTCCACACGAAGAGCGCCCACGACCGTTGGTTGCCCGGCACTCCGTACTTCGAGGCCAGCTCCCGGGAGTTGCTGGCGGCGAACCACGTGTCCAGGGTGGCATCCACCCTGACGTCGAGGTCGCCTGTGATGCCGAGACTCGGGTGGTCGGGTGTAGAGGCTCCGTTGCCCGCCGTATCCGGGAGCCACAGGTACCGCTCTCCGGCATGGAAGCTGACCCGCATCGGAGTGTTACGGCCGATCTTCCCGTAGTACGGGCTGCGCGGGTTGCGCGGCGAGAAGAGGCCGTTCGGCGACTTGAGGGTGAGGGAGCAGGAGGCCGGGTCGACCGTTGCTCCCTCACCCGTGCGCCCGCGGGTGTGCGTGATGATGTCGCGCAGCTGCGCGTACTGCGTGACGTCCGTCCATACGCCCCCGATCTGGAACTCCACCGTTGTGCCAAGCGGGTCCTCCGGGAACGCCATCAGCGGCTCCTCCTTCCAGCCAGCACCAGGTCGACGTCGCCGCCGCCCTTCTTCCGGATGCCGCGCCGCATCCGCTCCACCAGGTAGTCGTCCTCACCGCGGCCGGACGAGTGCATCTCCAGCACGATCCGCTGCGACGCGGAGGCGCGCGCCCGCGCGCTCGCCATGTCCCACGAGCCCGGCGCCGGCGTCTCCACCAGGGAGGCCATGGACCGGTTGACGGCCCGACGGCCGCCCTCGATGCCCTGCCGCAGGCCCTCCGCCGTGTATGCGCCGACCTGCGCCATCACCCGCGACGGGCTCTTGATGCCCAAGGCCTTCTTGATCGCCTTGGACATGCTCTGCGCGATCCGCATCATCTGCGTCTCGATCGCCTTCTGCTGCGCCTTCAGCCCGCGCACCAGGCCCTGCCCGGCCCGGATGCCCGCGCCGTACATGGCGTTCCCGGCCGTCGCCCCGGCCTGCCCAGCGGCAGTGACGAGCGCGCCCTGTTCCTTGTTGATCGCCTTGATCTGCCCGCCGGTCGCGTTCGCCAGCGCCGCAGCGGCAGACGAGCCCTGCTCCACCCCGGCCTGCGCGATCTGCGCGATCAGGTCTGACCTGACGCCCTTCTTCCGCAGGGTCGCCAAGTTCTTGGCGAACTGCTCGGCGGCCTTACGGTCGGCCTGGAGCCCGGCAAGGATCGTGTCCGCGGTCTGCGGCCAGCCGCCGGTGTCCTGGCCGGTGATGTTCGCGCCCTCCAGGACGCCCTTGCGCACGTCTGCCGCCAACTTGTCGCGGGCCTTGATCTGGTTGGCGAGCATCTTGGTCGCGGACTTCATCCGGCCGGCGAGCCGGGCCTCTCTGTTGGCGAGCGTGAGCAGCTGCTTCGTGCCCGTGGCAATTCGGCCGAGGGCTTTGGACCGTTTCTTGCCCGGCGACAGGGCATCCCGGACGATGTCCGCCAGCTTGGTCGACGCGGCGCGGACCTGCTTCGACGAGCCGGTCAGCCCCTGCACGAGACCGCGCGCGATCCACTGGCCCTGCTTGGCGGTCACCTTGGACGGCGACGCGATGCCCAGGGCCTTCGCGATCGGGCCGGGGATCACGCTCTTGGCCCATCCGATCAGCGTGTCCTTCAGCCAGCCGCCCATCGATTTGATGCCGGACCACAGGCCCCGGACGATGTCCGCGCCCTTGGACACGAGCAGACCACCGAGCGAGCCGACAGCCCGCGAGATCGAGGCGGGCCAGTTCCTCATCCACGTGACCAGCTCCCCGGCCTTCCGGACCGCGGCGTCCTTCATCCGGGAGAAGTAGCCGAGCACCAGCCCGGGCACCTGGGCGAGCATCATCACCGCGGTGACGACGCCGCGGACGGCACCCTTCACCTTGTCCCACACCCACCGCCAGGCGGCGGACGTGTACTTCTTGACGCTGTCCCAGTTCGCGATGATCAGCGCAGTTAGGCCGACGATCGTCGCGATCACCCAGCCCACCGGGCCCATCGCCACCAGCCACTGCGCGGCCATCACAGCCGCCCACGCGACCGCCCGCGCCGCCATCAGAGCGAACTGCCCGACGGTCACCGCAGCGACCCGCAGCACGGTGGCCAGGAAGGTCACCGTCATCCGCACGCCGGCGGCCACCCAGGCGGCAGCCACCCGCAGCGCGTTGGCCGTAGCCGACGCCGCCATCGCCAGGAACGCCCCGACCGCGCGCAGCTGCATCGCCACCCACGCGCCGGCCGTACGCAGAGCCGCGCCCACCTGGATCGCGGCGCCCTTCACGGCCGCCGCACCCGCGGTCACCCAACCCCACATCACCCGCCCGGCCGCGGTCATCGCGGTCACGCCCATGAGGACGAGCGCGGGCACCAGCACAGCCGTGATCGCCAACCCGGCGACCTTGAAGGCGGTCGAGTGCTCCTCGACAAAGCGGAAGAGCTTCATGAGAGCCGGGATGGCCTGGTTGCCGAGGAAGTCGACCAGTTCCTGCATTGCGCGCCGCTTGAAGGCCTCGACGTTCGCTCCCGCGTTGTCGCGCAGGGAGTCGCCCATCTTGTCGGCGGCACCGCCGACCTCGCCCAGTGCGCTCGTCGCCTTAGACGGGTCCAGCGCGAACAGTGCGCGCTGGGTGTCCTCGGCCTTCGTGCCGAACAAGGCCAGCGCGATGGCCTGCCGGTCGCTCTCGCTGCCGACACCGCGCAGGCCGTCGAAGACCTTGTCCAGGGCTGCGCGAGCCTCCGGGCCGCCCTCTGAGAACGCCGTCTGCATCTCCTTGCCGGAGAGGCCGATCTTCTTGAATGCGTCGTCGACTGCCTCGCCGCCGCCCTGGGTGATCAACACGAACTCTTTGAGGCTGTCGGCGATGACGTCGGTGTCGCGAGCGCCCGCCTGCATGCCCTGGCTGAGCAAGCCCGTCGCCGTCTTGGCGTCGATGCCTGTCTGCCGAAAGATCGTGGAGTACTCGTTGAACGTGTCCATCAAGTCATCGGCCCTGGGGCCCATGACCTGGAGGCCCCGGGTGAAGATGTTCAGGGCTTCCGTGCCGTCCTTCGCCAAGCCGGTCTTGATGGCCTGGCCGACAGCGTTCGCCGTCTGGCCCAAGTCCAGCTCGAACGTGGTCGCCAGGTCAGAGACCTTGGTCGCGAGGGACTGGAGTTGAGCCTCGGTGGCCTGCGGCGGGGCGATGCCCGCCCGCATCGTGGCCGAGATCGCGTCCGCCGCGCTCTGGAAGTCCTGCGTGACGGCGTCGGCGTACATGCGTCCGGCGATACGCCCGTACCGCTGTGCCTCCGCCGGCGTCGCTCCGAGCTGAGCGCCCAGCCGCCCCGTGATCTGCGACTGCTCCATCGCCTGCGCGAACGCATTCATCATCACTGCGCCGGCCGCCAGCCCTGCGGCAGCAGCGACCATCTGGAGGCGGCCGAGGCGGGACTCGGTCTCCTGCACTGCCTCGTCGGCCCCGTCGGCGGCGCTGTCGGTGAGCCCGTCACCGACGGCGTCCCCCGCGCGGCGGCCGGCGGCGACGAACTGCCCGCGCGCGTTGCGCAGGCGGCCGTCGGTGCCGCGGACGATGCCGTCACCGAGCTGCTCGCCGACCTCGTCGCCGGTTCGCTGAGCGTCGTCGCCCATGCGCTGCCCGGAGGCGCGGATGGCGTCCTCGGTGCGGCGCAGGGCGGGGTCCACGGCGCGGTCGTCTACGGACAGAATCGCGTTCAGCTCGCCGACGGTCAGCGCCACGGCTACCTCCTTCGGGGTGTGCGGGGGTGGTGATCCTCGGGAGGCGGCGCGAAGTGGCGGTGAAGGCGCGTCTCGGCGGAGAGGAGGCCGAGGATGCGGACCTTCAGCCACCGCCAGGTGCGGCGCTGGAGGATGCTGTTGCCCTCGGCGCGGCCGTCCTCGACGTCAATGCCGTACTCGCTGTGAAGGTCGGCTTCGATGAGCGGCCACTGCTCCAGCAGCCTGTCCCAGGTCAGGTCCGGGGCGCCTTGCCCCGTCCGCCCCTGCTTCGGCGCTGGGATCCCGCCCTCGTACCACTCGTAGAGGCCGGTGACGGGGTCCCGTTCGCCGCGGCCGACTCCGAGGAGCCGCGCGACGCCTGCCGACGCTCCGCCCTGTTCCTCGCTTTTCCCGGTTGCTGGCCCGTTCGCCAGAACTGCTCGGCGGTCTCCTTGTCGGTGGTCACCCAGAACATGGCCGTGAGCGCGACGTGCTTGAACGCGCCCCACTTCAACTCCGTACGGAGACGGTCGTAGGCGTCGCCGAGGCACATCCGGTACAGGTCCAGCTCCTCCTCGTCGTCGAGGACAGGGCTGTCCGGGGCCTTCCCGCCGGCGGCGAGCCGGGCCGCCAGCGAGGTGATCCGCTCGATACGGATGCCGTCCTCGGCGGACGGCTCCTCGATGCGGTACACGCGGGTCTGCCCGTCGCGGCCCTTCACGGGGAGGTCGAGGTAGTCGTCCAGGAACGCGTCGAGCGCCTCGAACGTGGTGCCGCCGCCGGCCATCAGGCGACCGGGTTCGTGATCGGGAGCAGCGGGCCGGTGCCGGTGAGGGTCATCTCGACCTGGTCCAGGGCGGTGTACTCGCCGCCGGACGGCGCCCAGGTGACCAGGGCGGTGCCCTCGTAGGCCTCGGGCAGGCCGTTGCGGTCGAAGTAGCGGACGTGGACCTCGGAGGCGGAGCCGAAGGCCAGGCTGGCGAGCCGGAAGGCCTCGTGGGTGGGGTGATAGACCTTCACCGTGTCGTTGATCTTCCGGTTGATGGTCACCCCCAGCTCCCAGGCCTGGCCGGTCTTCGTGTTCTCGGCCCAGCCCTCGCTGTCGTAGCTGGAGCTGTCCTCGATGTTCGGCTCGGCGGAGGGGTTGAACTCGGTGATGCCCGGCACCATCTGCCAGTCCGAGCCGTCCTTCGCGGCCGACATGTCGATCTCCAGCCGCCACCGTCGGGCGAGTGCGGTCACCGGGGTGGGTGTGGCCATTGCGGTCCTCCTAGTCGATCAAGTGAGACCCGGACCGCGCGGTCCGGAAGTAGAAGTTCGAGGTCAGTTCCATGCGCCCGTGGGCGTCCTGACCGATCCACGCCTGCGACTGCCGCCACGACAGGGCCACGTGGATGCCGCCGCAGGCGTAGTGCTGCCGGTTGTGCAGCGCGTCGAACACCGCGTCGGCGAGGTCGTCGATCACGTCCGGGTCGCGGCCCGCGCGGATGCGGAACTGCACTCCAGTGATCGCGTTCGTGGTGTCGTCGTCCGCGACCGGGTAGGCGGTCATGCCGATCGCCCGGTCCGGCTGGTCAGGCATCACGGCGCGGAAGATGCCGGTCTCGTGCTCCTCAACCACGCCGTCGGGTCTGAAGACGCCGACGCCGGCCTCAGCGAGGAGGCCGGCGATCCCGTCGAGGAGGCTGCTGGTGTAGCTCACCGCATCGCCCGCCTCAGCTCGGCGGCGATGAGCGCGGCGACCTCCTGGCGGCTGGCGTTGAGGCTGTTCTCCAGATACTTCGCCGTCCGACCAGGGGCATGACGCCAGGTCAGCTCCTCGTGCTGGCGCACCGCGTACGGCCCGTCGAAGCTCACCATCCCGGTCAGCGACGGCACGTCCACGCTCGCTGTCCCGGTGGACTGGAGGTACCCCTCGTCGAGCGGCACCCGGTCCGTGGCCAGGCCAAGGACGTGTTCGGTGCCGAAATACAGGCCGCGGGCGGCAGCTGCGCGTAGCTCGCGTGCCGCTGCTGCCGCCTCGAAGCGCATCCGGAAGTTCTGCGGCACGGCGGCCTCCCACTATTCGAGTTGGACTATTCGAGTTGGATCTCCACGTGGTTCGGGGTGCCGAGCCCGCGGCCGTCGCGCCGCGCGGTCTGGATCACCTTCGTGACCCGGCCCGAGGGGAGCGTCACCCGCGACAGTGGCGGCACCTCCTGCTCCTCCGGGCCCGCATACGCGGTGGAGGTAGAGGTGACCTGCTCGCCGCCCGGGTTGCGGACGGCTCGTGTCGTCTCGTCGACCAGGCAGCGCACCGTGCGCGCGGGCCCGTACTTCGGTCCCTTGCTGGTGTTGCCGAGGTAGGCCTCGATCGTGATCGTGTGCACCAGGAAGCGGCGCGGCAGACCGGGCATCAGACCGTCCAGGCGACGAGACGGAACCGGTCGCCCGGCAGGGACCGCAGCGCGCGAAGCATCTTCGGCGCGTAGTACGACGGCCCAGAGCGGTTCTCGCCGGCGCCGTACTGGATCTGCACCGAGCCGATGCTCACGCCCTGGAGTGGGCCGCTGATGTCGTTCTCCACGCCGACCTCCATCCAGAACTCGGCCTGCGCACACACGGCTTCGGCCAGCGCGGAGGCGACGACCGGGTCTGACGGCAGACCGTCATCGGTGGTGTCGTAGACGGCCGGGACGAGGAAGTCCCGCTCCAGCATTCGCGACGCCTCCAGCAGCAGGCGAGCCGAGTCGAGCGGCGGCGCCGCACCGAGGTACTCGGCCAGCTGCGTCGTCGTCGCATACACCCGGCCCGTCACGCCCACGGCCGGTGCCGGGGCTACGGAGACGACTTCGTGCTGCACGCTCGCGCCGGTCCCGGTGACCGTCCACGACAGCCGCCACAGCCCCGCCGCGGTGTAGGTGAGCGTGGCCGTCCACGTCTTCCCGCCGTCGGCGGTGCCGGTGGTCGGTGTGGTGACCGCGCCGCTGGGCGAGGTCACGGCGAGGACGGCGCTGGTGGTGGCGTCGTGCGGGTCGACGGTGAGGGAGGCGGTGACGGTGTCGCCGACGTCGGGCATGGTCAGCCTCCTGTCGTCGTGGTCGGGGTCAGGGTCGGCCTGCTGGTGGAAGGCGTGAGCGTCGGCCCGGTCGTGCTCGGGGTGAGGCGGCGGGCCGGCCGGGGCAGGCGCGCAATTGTGCCCGCGCGGGCGCGGGTGCGCGCGGCGCCGAGCTGGACAACATGGGCCGCGCTGATCGGCCGCGCGGTGACGGCGGCTTGGGCGGCGCCCAGGGTGTGGGTCTTCTGCCCTGCCAGCGGCCGAGCGGCGACCGCGGTGCGAGCCGCGCCGAGGAGGGCCAGGCTGGTAGGCAAGTTGACGTTGTCGACCTCGGCGAAGTTGTTCGCGCCGTCGGTGCGGGTCGACTCGATCAGCAGCGACAGATCCGCGTCCGCCACCCACGCCGGGGACGGCGAGGACCGCAGCACGGTCCAGCTGGTGCTGTCCGGGGAGACCTCCCACAGCAGCGTCCCGCCGGTCTCCCGCAGCCGCAGCCACGCGTGCGCGACCGGATCGTACGGCGGGAAGAGCGCGCCGCCGTCCGCGTAGCCGGTCCGGGAGTACAGGCCCATCGCGCCCTGGGCCGTGTCGATGATGAAACCGGCGTCCGTGCCGCCGGCCGAGCTGAGCACCAGCAGCGACAGGGCAGCCGTGGACGTCGCGCCGTTTGCTGGGGGCGGGTAGGCCCGCAGCAGAAAGTGGCTGTCCGCGAGGGTGTAGATCGTGGCCGAGCGGAGCCCGGAGAACCCCCCGACTGTGCAGGGGATCCGGGCTCTACCGCCGCTGGTGCCCGGGTCGCCGTAGGAGTTGGGCCACTTCGTGGTGTCAAGTGCGCCGGTGAAGCTGTCCTCCAGCGTCTCCAGGACCGGCATGCCAGCCCTCCTCCCGGGCGGGTCAGGCGTTGGACTCGACCATCACGCCGTCGGCGTGGACGCGGGCGACGATGTCTGTGCCGTCCGGGGTGACCGCGAAGTCGTGGTAGGTGAGCGGCACGAGCTGGGCGTCCGTTCCGCTGGTGGTGTCGGGGTCGTAGGCGATGACGAGCTTCCCCGTCGGCGCGCCGGTCGCGAGCGGCCAGCTGATGTCGTTCGCGTCGACCGAGGCGGTGTTCGCGACGTCGTTGACCGACACCACCACCCCGGTCAGCGCCACCCGCCCCATCGACGTCTGCTCCGTAGCCGGGCCCGCCAGCAGGTCGGCCACCGTGTCGTAGTCCTGGAGCAGATCGTCCGAGGGCAGTCCGGCTGCCTCCAGCGGGATCGCCACCAGGCCGTCGGCGGCCAGCGGGAGCCCGGCATAGTGCAGGATCCGGCCCTTCGCGATGTTGGCCACCACGTCCGCCATCGGCGGCCTCCTCTCTCAGGCGCGCGCGAGGGGGGCCCACCGCCAGGGCCTCCCTCGTCGCGGATCGGGTCGGCTACGCGGAGGTGCCGACGATGCAGATGTCGTACGTCACCGTGGACCCGCCGGCGCTGTTGGCGACCTTGAGGATGTCGCCGGTCGAGGCGGTCACGGCGTACGTCGTGGGGTCTGCCGCGCCCGCGACCACGCCGAGTGCAGCGCCGGGCCGCAGTGTGATCGTTCCGGTGGCGTTGAGCAGCGTGGCCCAGGCGTTGCTGGTCGCGTTGCCGATGATCACGTTGTTCGTGTTCGCTGACGACGCGGCGATGAACAGGCCCTTGACCTTGGCGAATGTGATGCTCGCGCCGAAGGCATCGGTGAGCACACCGGCCAGGTCGAGGTCTTCCGACCCGGACGCGGCGATCGTGCGGCGGGCGGAGTAGACCTTGTCGGCCCTGCCCGCGCCCGTGCCGGAGGCCAGCGTCACCGACCGGGACAGGCCAGCCGGGACCCGGCCAGTGCCGAGACCCGACGCCTGGGACAGCTCGGCGAACGCAGCGACCGCGAGCGTGCTGGAGAGCGCCATGCTCTACGCCCCCTCGCCGTACTTCGCGATCAACATGTCCTTCGTCAGGCCCGGGATCTCCTGCCGCTCCTCGTCGGACACCGCCCGCTTCAGCGCGTACTCGATCCACGTGTCCTTCGAAGCGGAGCGGGCCGGCGGGTCGCCGGCCTCCTCCTGCTGTTCCTTGAACTCCTCCTCGACGGCCGCGCGCGGGCCCTCGGTGTCCGTGAGCGCGGTTCCCGGGGCGGTCTGCGGGCGCTTGAGGACGCTGTCCGGGGCGGTCGGCTCGGGCGTTTCGTCGCCTTCCAGCCGCTGCCAGTTGTCCAGTGCTTCCAGCCGCGCGTCTTCGGTCTCGCGTTCGACGACCTGGCCCGTGTTGTGGTTGTGGTAGCGGATCATGCGGCGTCAGCTCCCTTGATCAGCACGGCACGGTCGGGGTCGAGTGTCTTGGTGCCGTACAGGCAGTCGACGCTGACGACGGTCTGCTTGTACTTGATGTCGTAGTCGTATACGACGCGCAGGGCGAAGCCCTTGTAGTTCATGATCGTGGCGTCCTGCGCGCCGGGCGGGACCTCCAGCGTGCGGGTCACCAGCGCGAATGCCGTCTTGTGAAAGGCGACGTCGACCTCGGTGGTCGGCTGGCCGGTCGCGGGGGTCGCGGCGGGGCCAGCGATGTTCTGCGTCATGAACGGGTCGAACCCGCTGACCCTGGAACCGAACTGCGCCTCCGTCAGACCCACGGTGGAGCCGCGGTGGTCGGCGTACCGCCACGCCTTCTCCGCCACCCAGCGGGCCTTCGTGCGCGGGCCGACCACGACGTACCGGTCCGCCTGCGGCACGTTCTTCGTGTCGAGGATCGCGCCGGCCTCGATGAGGACGCGAGAGTCGGACCACGGGTACTCGCCGTCGGCGTAGTTGTGGTCCTCGCCGTCCGCGTTCTCGGTGACCGCGCCGACTTCCTGCGTGATGTCGTCGCGCAGGGCGAGGATGTCCCGGTCGATCTTCTGGGCCATGGCCTCCATCGCCGGGTCCAGGAGCTGCTCGCCGAAGTCGTTGATCTCCAGGGTGAGCTGCTCGGTCGTGACGGTGAAGCTGACGTCCGGCATGTGGTTCAGCACCACCGGGAAGCCGGACTCGGTCGCGTTCTGCGGCACGATGCCGGTCGCCCGGTTGAACTCGTTCGCCGTGAACACTGCGGGCTTACGCACGGTGATCGTGTCGCCCACGCGGCCCGCGAAGTCGGCCTCGTAGTCACGGTGCACGAGCTGCGCCATGTGCGTGGCCTCGTAGAGCGTGGCCAGGGCCCGGCGGGCGATGGTGTCGGGGGTGAGGAACGTGTTGGCCATGGGGCCCTCTCTCTAGGTCACCCGGTGCGCGCCTTCCGGCGCGCCTCGCGGTGGGCTTCGATGGAGTCGTTGTCCTTGGGGCGTCCTCCGGTGCCTCCGGAGAAGTCGCCGCTTGTGCGCGCGGGCGCCTGGCTCGCGGCCTTGAGCTTGGGGTTGGCCTCGACGGCCTTCTTGATGGCGTCGGCGACCTTCTTCGCGAACCCCTCCTCCGAGGGGTCGAGGCCCTTGATGGAGTTCAGGAAGGTGCGGGAGTCGGTCAGGGCGTCGGGGTCGGCGCCGTGGCGGCCCGCGCTGCGGTACACGGCCAGCTCGATCGCGGTCTCGCGGTGCGCCGCGGTGGCGCGCTCGATCTCCGCGGTCAGCTTCGCCGGGTCCGGCGCCTCGTCCTTGTCGTCCTTGATCAGGCCGAGAGCGCGGCCCATCTGCTGGACGAGTTCGGCCTTGGCCTCCTCGGCGGCGTTCTTCTTCGCCGTGGTGCGGGCCTTCGCGGCATCGGCGTTGGCCTGCTTCAGCTCCTTGCGGAGCCGCTCCAGCTCGGCGGCCGGGTCCTCGTTCCTCTTGGCGGGCGGCTTCGGCTTGGGCTTGTCGTCCGTCGCCGTACCGTCGCCAGAGGAGTCGTCGCCGGTCCCGCCGGCGCCGTCGTCCTCGGACTCGTCTGCCCCGTCGTCACCGTTGTCGCCGCTGTCGGATCCGGAGTCGTCTCCGTCCCCGCCGTCGGCGTACAGGTACGGGTCGAAAGGGCCCGTGGCGTAGGGGTGTGCCCAGCCGACGTCTTCGCCGTTCCGGCGCTGGCGGGCGAGGGTTCGCTTGTTCATGCGTGCACTCCTGGTGCGCGTCGTGGTGGAGAGGCCCCGCGCCTGGCGGGGGTCATGCCATCCGGCCCGCACCGGGCGGGCGGAAGCTTCTGGCCCCGTGACCTGGGGCGAAAGGGAGCAGGGGGAACAACTGAGACGGGCGGGCTTACCGTGTGCTCATGACTGATAACCAGAGCGAGTCTCAACTCGCAGACCAGGCCCGCGCCGCACTGCTCGATGCCATCACCAAGGCTGCGCAGAGCGGCCGAGGGGAGAACGCACGTCACCTCGCCGAGGCGTACGGCATCGTCACCAAGTCCGCACCCCGGAACGCGGAAACAGCCATAGGAACCGCCCAGTACGACGACAGGCGCCTGGAGGGGCGCCGGTAGTCACCGGGCTGTCGTGAGCTGCTCGCGGTGCGACTTGCGCGGCAGGCCCGTCTCCGCGACCAGCTCACGCACCCGCCCCTGATACGCACGCACCCGTGCCCGCGCGGCCGTACGCGCGGCATCGGTCATCGCCGCAGCCTCCAGCCGCTTCCACTTCCGGATCTGCCGCTCCAGATACCGCTGCTGCTGCGACTGCTCATACGTCGCCCGCGCCGGATGAGGCTCCGGCCGCCTTGTCAGCCCTGGCAGGAAGGCGCTCACGGTGTGCCGGCAGTTCGGATGCTGCAGCCCAGCCGCCCGCGCCTCATCCAGCGACCCAGCCACCTGCACCGTGACCAGACGGCCGTCGTCGGTCGCATGCTCCACCCGCACTTCACGCGCGCCCGGCGCCCCTGTACGCACCAACACCTTCCGCTCCCAGGGCTTGCACAGAGGGCACTCCTCCGGCGCCTGGGACACGATCACCAGATCCACCCCGGCCGCGCCGAGCCGCTCGGTGTGCGCCTGGATCGCGGCCCGGCCGACCGCGCTGCGGGTGGCCATCTCGATGTACGACCGCATGTCCCAAGATCGGCCGCGACTGTCGACGAACCCCTTGACGCCGCGGCCGGCGAACTCGTTGAGGGCAGTCTGCGCGGCCTGCCGCCGGGTCTGCGCTCCGAGCAGCGGCGCCGCCGCGGCCCGCCCGATCACGTCCCGGTACACGTCGACCGCCTGCCGCAGGATCCGCACGTACACCGGGCGGGTGTCCTCGATGAGGGCCTGCGCGAGCCGGTCCACCGCCTGCGTCCCGGGAGGGATCGCCGCGACGGTGGGGGCGAGCGCCCCCAGTTCGGCCACGGCAGCGTGCGCCCCTCGCTCGTAAGCGTCGGCGACGGCCCGCTGGATTGCGCCGGAGGCGTCGCCCTGAAGCGCGGCGATGATCTCCTCGATGGCCGTCTGGAGGTGGCCGACCGCGGTGAGCTTCATCTGCACCCACGCTGGGCTGTCGATGCCCTGGGCGAGCGCCTGACGGATCCGCTCGATGAGCGTGCCTTCGGCGGCCTCGTACAGGTCCGCCACCGCGGCGGCGAGGTCTTCGGCCATGGCCGGGGAGACGGGCACGGCCGATCACCCCCCTACGGCAGGTCTCCGAGCTGCATCGGGTCGGGCACCGCGGTGCCGGTCTCCTGCTGGATCCGCGCCACCTCGGCCTGCACCTGGTCCTCGTCCCACTCCGGGTGCGCCATCCGCACCAGGGTGTCCGTCGAAGCCGCCTGCGCCCGCCGCAGCACGTCAGCCGTGTTCGCCAGCGCCAGCGGGTCCTCCTGCACCGAGTCCTCGAACTCGACCGTGGGCCGCTGCGGCACGAGGGCGCCGCCGTAGACGTACTGGTCGACTGCGAGGAGCGCTTCCACCAGATGCGCGAGCGCCGGCCGCCAACGCAGAATCTTCCGGCCGCGGGTCGTCATCGAGCGGCGCTCGCGGGCGGTGACCTCCGTGGCGGTTACGGCGACGTCGCCTCCGATGCCGAACGTCTGGCCGCTGTATCCGGCGGAGCGAAGGATCTGGTTGACAAGATCCTCTGCTGTTTCCTTGTGCTCCCGCACGCGGATCGCGAACTGGGCCACGGTCAGCTGGCTGCTGGCGTCGCCGCGAGCCAGCATCTCCAGCCCGGCGAACGCTTCCTGGTCCGGGTCCCACGACGCGCCGCGTCCTGGCCCGGCCGACTGAAGGTAGGCGTTCGGGACGATGATGCGGCCCTTGCCGAGGCGGATGTCCCGCATCCAGCTGGAGTAGGTCTCGTCGAGGGCGTCCATCAGCGGCTCGACGCCGTCCAGGTCGCTGCGGCCGAGGTCTTTCAGCTTCGGCTGGCTACGCCAGCGGCGGCTGCTCTGGTTGGGGATGTGGACGACGTCCAACTTGTTGTACCCGGTGGGGATGCTGCCGTCCTCGCCGACCAGGGCGGCAAAGCCTGCGGTCTCCTCGCTGTCCTCCAGCGGGACCGGCTGGCCGAGTTTCTCCGCGGTGCCCTGGTACAGACCGTGCAGGATCACCCCGGGTTCGTGTCGCTGAAGCCACCGCCAGACCTGTCCGTCCTGCTCGCGGACGACCTTCCAGAACGTGACCGCGCTGAGCCTGCCCCAGGTGAACTCGGGGACAGCCCGGTCGGCGTGCTCCGCTGTGATCCACGACCGGTCCGCGATGTCCTTGTCGTACACCGGGCGGAGGTACACCCCGCCGAGCGCGGCGCCGACCTCGGCGGCGGTCTGGAGAGTGGCGAGCATGCCGTCGTCGGTGAGGTCATCGAGGCGGGCCTGGGTGGTGTCGTCGTCAACGGTGAACCGCGGCGGCTCGGAGAACAGGAGGTCGGCGGAGCCGCCGCACAGGTCGCCAGCGATGGGCACGTGCAATTTCGTGCGCCGCTCGCCGGGTGCGGTGGGGGTGCCCCACCACCAGCGGGCCAGCCTACCGACGACGCCACCGGCGAACTGGTAGCGCTTCGGGTCGGGGCCGATGCCCGTTCCGCCGCCGTAGAGGCGTTCGAGGCGGTCGATGTCGCCGCTCCACCAGGTGTCCCAGGTGTTCATCGCGTCGAGGGCGGGGCCAAGATGCGGCGGGGGCCAGGGAGCGTCACCTGCGGGCAGCGACATCAGACGCCCTCCCGTTCCATCAGCAGGTGCGCCAGTCCCAGCCAGGACGTGGCGAGTTCGTCGAGCCGCTCCATTAGAGCGAGGTTCGTCTCCAGCTCGGCCGCGCGCAGCAGCCGTGCCGCGTTTTCAATCGCAGCGTCGGGGGTGATCCGCTCCTCGGGGCTGCTGGACATCAGGCGGCCACCTCCAGTCGAGTCGGCAGGTACGGCCGCCACAGGGCCTCGGTCGTGCGCACCCCGTACCGCAGCGCGTCGCAGCTGTGGTCGTTCTCCTTGATCGGCCGGTCCTCGCCCCGCTCGGCCGCGCCGTCGTCCCAGCTGTAGCCCGGGAGTTCGTCGATCAGGCCCTGCGCGGACTCGTGCACCAGCAGGTCGCCGGTTGAGAAAAGACTGCTGACCGTGCGGATGCCGTCGAGGACCGAGTTGTCCGCCGCCGTCACACCGCTGACGCCGTCGCGGTGCAGCTGCTCGATGTACGACGACGCGGATGGGTCCACGATCGTCCATTCCGGCTGCACGCCCATCACGTTGGTCTGAGGCTGCGGCACTCGCGCGAGCCACTGACGGCGGGCACGGGAGTACTCGGAGTCCGTCATCTGCCGACGCGCGGTGCGGGAGTCGTGCCGGTACTCCGAAACCACGTACAGGCGCCGGTCCGTGCCGACGCCGATCAGGACATCGGCGTACGGGTTGACGGTGCCGTAGTCGATCGAGTCGCACAGCCACCGCTCGATCTGCGGCAGCGTCCGAACGACGTGCCGGTGCGCGTCGAACATCTCGTAGATCGCGCCCTCGGACTGCACCCAGTGCCCGGCGATGAAGCGCCGGTACCACAGGCCGACGTACTCGGCCTTCAACGAGGCCACGTAGGCCGGGTCGAGGGCGGGGTTGTCGTCGAGGGTGAAGTGCCACTGGCGGAGGTCGAGGTCTCCCTGACGGTCGAGGAACTCCTTCTTCAACCAGTGGCCGGGGTTGTCCGGGTTGGTCGTGGCCATCAGCCGCGCACCAGGTACCGACAGGCGGCCCAAGAGCTGGTTCCAGAAGCCGCGCGGGATCAGCGTCGCCTCGTCCACGTAGGCGAGGCAGGCGGTCAGGCCGCGGAGGCGGCCCTCGGCACGGGAGTCTGCTGCGCCGATCAGGTGGATCGTGCGACCGAGGACGGTCGCGGTGGTGGCGCCCCGGGTGTGCTGCACCAGCCGGGCTACCGGTCCGAACAGCGTCTCGTCTTGCAGTGGGTCGAGGACGTTGCGCTCGATGGTCTGGAGGGATCGGCCGACGATGACGATCAGTCCGGACGCCGGCGCGGCGGCGACCGCGATGAGGAAGGCGATCAGCGAGGAGATCGTCTTGCCCGACCGGATCGCCCCGTGCCACACGTTGATGCGGGCCGTGGCGTCGGCGATCGAGCGGATCTGCTTGCGGGACAGGGGCAGCGAGTCGAGCATCAGCCCTCCTCGCGATCGTCCTCCCCAGTGTCCAGACCGGCCAGCCTGTTCAGGCCCTCGGCGAGGGAGCCCAGCATCGAGCGGGCGGCCTCCACTCCGGGGTCGCCGTCGAGCTGTTCGAGCTTGACGGCCTGGTTGAGGTACTGGGTGATGGCGCCGGCGAGTGCCTTCTCCTCCTGGCCCGGCACGTGGTCGAGGTGCTCGGTCTCGATGCCGTTGACGGTGCTGGCCGTGAACTGGAAGCCGCCGTGCTCGGCGGCGTCGAGGCGGTCAAGCAGCTTCTCGACTCGCGCGTATGCCCGGTCGACGATGGCTGCGCGGCGCGCTTTGGCGTCGGTCTTGCGGGCCTCGGTGGCGACCGCGGTGGCCGTACGGTCGAAGGTGAGGTCCATCTCGGCGGCGTACACGCTGATCGTGCGGGGTGAGCGCTGCATGAGGGTGGCGATCTCGTTGCGGCCCTTGCCTTCGGCGTGCAGCCGTCGCAGTGTCTCGCGTTCCTCGTCGCTGAACTCGCCGCCCTTGCTGGTCTTGGGCGCGACCACGTGCACCTCCTCGGGGCATGCGAAGGCCCGGCCACCGTGTGGGAATGGCCGGGCCGAGTCAGCGGGACATCAGACCTCGCAGAACTTGAGGCCCTTCAGCGCCTCGTTGATCTGCTTGCCCTGCGCCTCGGTCGTCGTGACGTCCTCGAACGTGAACCGCTGCGAGGCGAAGTAGTCGAGGTTCTGGGCGCCGCCGTTGATCGCCATGCACTGGTTGCGGGCGGCGTCGATCGCCTTGTCCTCGTGCTTCCCGAGGTCCGGGTTGGCGGCGCGTAGCGCCCGGAGCAGCTCCTCGCGGTCGGCGCCGGTGGGCTCGGGCGGGAGGCCGGCGGCCTTCGCCGGGTCATCCTGCTGGCTGGCCGAGGCGGAGGCGCTGGGCTTGGTGTCGTCACTGCTGTCGTTGCTGGAGCAGGCGGCGAGTGTGAGCGCGGTGATGGCGACGGCTATGACGGTGCGGAGTCGCATGGTCCCCCCCTGGAGCGGTGTGGATGAGGGGGCATCATGCCGTACCCGGTGTGATCGTTTCCGGGCATGCCAGATCTGCGGCTCAGTGTGAGGCATGATCGCGCGGAACGCAACTACGGCCGTAGTGCTGATTGCCTCAGATGGAACGCACGAGGCCCCGCCGTCCACGGGGGGAGACGGCGGGGCCGGTTGTCGGGCGCTACTCGACGCGAGCCACCAGTGTGGCAGGACGGCGTCAGGTCAGCTCATCGACGTCGGCCACACCGTTCTGCTCGCGCATCGCCCGATCGGACTGGATGGTGAACCGCCGGCGCTGCTCCGGCGTCCACGCGGCCGGGTTCTTGGGCAGCCCGGCGACCGTGTCCCGCAGCTGCTCGGTCTCGCTCTTGCGGTTGAAGAGGGCCATGATGGCGGTCTCCTGTCTCGTGATCGGGATGGGAACCGGGGCGGCCGGTAGCTGGCAGGCGCAGGCCGCCCCGGTGTTCAGCGAGTGGGCTACTTGCCGTCGCTCTTGGTCATCTCGGCGAGGTTCTCCTTGGGGTAGACCGGCGGTAGATTCGCCGGTAGATCGGGGTAGATCGGCCGGTAGACGTGCAGGTCAGGCGGCGGTAGACGGCGCGGTAGACATCTCGCCGGCTACAGCCGGGGAAGGGGCCAGATCGGCCCGCCGCACACCCCTCGTCGGGCTCTTGGAGCCGGGCACCTTCACTTTGGGCTGGACGGGGATGTGAAGGGCCTCCAAACGGGCCCTCAGGTCGGCCACCTTCCAGCCCTTTCCGTGGCCCTGCTCCTGGAGGTGGGCGAGGACGGTGCGGAGGTGCACCGCGTCGGCGGTCCCCATGGCCTCCAGCAGGAGGGCGCGCACGGCGTCCAAGTCGGGCTCCGCGGAGGCCTCGTCGTCGGCCGCGGGGGCGGCCGTCGTCCCGGCCTTCCAGGCGGCGCGGATCCACCACCCGACGAGGAGCCACATCAGCCACGGCAGGGCGCGGACGACTGCCCACAGGGCGTAGGCCGCGGCGCCGAGCACGGCCAGGCGCAGCAGCGGACCGAGGGCGGCGCGCCACCCGTCGAGGTCGTCGCGGCGGCCGGCGCGCACCCACGCGGTGAGGGCGTCGGTGCGGCGCTGCCAGACGAGGGCGCTGCCGCGGCACAGCCGGTCGGCGGCGGTGGTGCGGGCGGCCCACAGAGCGAGTTGGCGGCGCATCACAGACCGTTCTCCAGGATGGTGCGGCCCTCGGCGCCGATGGCGTTGACGAGGTCGGGCCACCAGCCGAGGAGCTCGGCGACGCCGGGCAGGAACCCGAGGACGGCGAACGAGCAGATGCCGCCGACGATCCGCCGCTTGTCCTGCTTCCCCGAGCCCTTGAACAGCAGGATCACGCCGAGCAGGATCAGGCAGACCACGATGGCGCCCTCGTAGGTGAGGGTGCCCATGCGGCCGGTCGGCATCGGCGCCGCCCCGGACGTGCCGGTCACCTTGGACACGCCGGCGTCGCCGCTGCCGGTGAAGATGCCGGCGATACCGGCTGCTCCCCAGCCGAGCGCGCCGCCGATGCAGATGGTGGCGAGGGAGCCGAGGCCGGCGCCGCTGGCGTAGGGCACGAGGGCCTTGGGGTCTCGGCCTCCCTTCCACCAGGGGCGCAAGTTGGCGTAGAGGATGCCGAGGGCGACGGCGGCGCCGGCGAGGGATAGGCCTACGTTCATCGGGGGACTCCGGTGAGGAACTGGATTGGGTCGTACCAGGAGAGGGCGCCGAACGCGCCGATGAAGGTGACGGCGAGCGCGAACAGGCGTAAGGGGCTGCCTCCCTTGCGGACGATGGCGGTGATCGCGAGGGTGAGGGGGATGAGGCCGAGGGCGTAGCCCCAACCCACTCCCCAGTCCTCACGGGCGAGGCTGACGGTGAAGTGCCACGTGGTGGCGACTGAGTAGCCGGTGTGTGGGATCGGTGTGACGGCCAGCGTCAGCCCGGTGACGGCGTGCCAGGGGCGGACGTACCGGCCGAGCCAGGCTGTAATCCGTTCCCAGCGGGACGGTTCCGGATCGGGTTCCGCCCACGCCAGCACGACCTCGTGGACGTGACGGATCTCTACGGGGCGCGGCTGCGGATCGGGTGGAACGGGCGTCGGATCTGGCACTGCGGGTGGGGGCGGAGGGGGCGGCGGTGTCCGCCAGGGCGGGGCTTCACCGGGCTCCGGCGGCCGGGCGGGGAGCGGGGCGCCGGCGGGGATGATCCGGGTGGGGGTGACGGGGCGGGGCTCGGGGTCGTGCATGGGTGGCTCCTGGTGGCCGAGGGGGCGGGCGCCGAGGCGGCGGAGGTGGTGGCGGGCGCGCAGCTCGTCGCCGCCGGGCGACGGCCGCGCGCCCATCAGGCGCCGACCCGGAGGGCGCGGAGGTAGCGGTCGACGCTGCTCTGCGGGACCTGCTTGCCGGTGGCGTTCCGGACGGTCCGGAGGACGGCTTCCGGGTCGCGGATTCCGGAGTCCCAGGCGTTCCGGACTGCTTCCTGCGTGGTCACGCGGCCCGAGCGGATCGGGCTGACCTTGGGATCCGGATCTTCCGAAGTGGGCTCCGGAGTTCCGGGTGCCTCCGGAATTGCGGATCCGTTCTCCTCGGGGGTTCCGCCGAGGCTGCGCCGCTCGGCGTCTACGAGGGCCTGGCCGCGCTGGAGTTCCCGCCGGATCGGGATCATGGCGAGCTGGCCGTCGACCTTCGCGCGACGGGCGGTCACCCACTGCTGGGTGCGTGGGTCGAGCGGCCGGGCGTGCACGCGCATCGCCATCGACCAGCCGCCCTTGGCGAGCGCGGACACGACCGCGCCGACCGCACCGATCACCCACGTGTCGGCGATGAGGTAGCCGTGCGCGAAGACCGCGCCCATGGACACGGCGAGCGCCCACCGGCCGGCCCGCCGCGCGACCTGCGCCCGTTCGGGGTCGTAGCGCAGCAGCCACTCCACGCCCATGCACATGATCCAGCTCGCGTCGAAGGCGACCGCGGCGGCGTAGGCGACGGCGGCGATGGTGACGGCGGACAGGAGGTCGCCGATGCTGGCGGTCGTCCAGGCAAGGGACGCAGTGACGAGGATGATGGCGCCGATGGTGACGGCGGTGCGGACGATGTGGTCCCAGTCGCGGGGCGGTGCGGGGACCTCGATCTGTTCGCGGTCGAGGACCATCTCGGTGACGCCGTCGACGGTGTGAGGGACGAGCCGGGTCCGCTCGATGGTGCGGGTCTTCACGGTGCAGCTCCAAGAGGTGGCCGCCCCGCGCCGGGGGAATGTCGCGCGGGGCGGCCGGTCTGGTGGTCAGCTGTGGTCGTCGGTCCAGCCGAGGCGGGTGCGGATGTCGGCGCCGGCGGCGTAGTCGGCCTGGCAGGCGGCGACGGTGGCGGGCTGGGTGGCGACGCTGCCGAGCTGGGGCTCGTAGTGCTCCGGGCTGTGCTGCTCGGGCTGCTGGTCGGTACCGTGGGGCATGGTCATCTCTCCTGTTCACGGCAGGTGGATGGCTGGCCCCGACCCATGTGGAGCTGCAACTCCGGGCCGGGGCCTTGTTGCTGAGCGGAGACCAGGGCGGCCTCGCCCGACCAAGCTAAACCCCGGGGTTGTGGTAGCGCAACCCCGGGGTTAGGGTCGTGTTGGCCGCACCGCAGAGAGGAGCGCGGTAGTGGCAGACCAGCCCGAGGAGGTGACACGCCTGGTGGAAGCCATCAAGGCGTTCGAGGCGATCGAAGACGACGAGGCGTGCGCCGTCGCCGTGTCGCAGGCGTTGAAGGACTGGACCGGCCACCAGACGAGGCTGCGCCAGCTGCGGCAGCAGCGTGTCCAGGCGCTCAAGGCGCAGGGGAGGACGTGGGAGGAGATCGGCCGGCTCCTCGGTGGGATCAGTGCGGCGCGGGCGCAGCAGATCGCGGCTGGGGTGAGCGGGGCGTCGCGGCGGAAGGCGGAGACAGCGAAGCGGGCGGAGGCGTCCGATGGATGAGTTCGTGGAGTGGCTGCGTGCCCAGCTCGACGAGGACGAGCGGATCGCGTTCTCCGCCGGGCACACGCTGGGCGGTCAGCTCGCGCTCGACTGGGAGGTGGCTGGCGCCGGCGTAGGCGTATGGACCGTGGAGCGGCCAGTGAACGAGCCGCCCGTGGTGCCCGAGACGCTGATGGAGGACATGCCTGGTTACGAGGCGGCCCGGGCGAGGGCTCTGCATATCGCGAGCCACGGTCCGGCGCGGGTGCTGCGCGAGATCGACGCCAAGCGTCGGATCCTCGTCGAGCACGCGCTCAACGGCTGGGTTTGCACCACCTGCGATACCGGGGAAGTCGAACAGGTCTTTCCCTGCCCGACGCTGCGCATCCTCGCCCTGCCCTACGCGGACCGGTCGGGCTACCGCGACGAGTGGCGGCCGTAGCCACGCCGCATCGCAGCCCCCGTCTCGCGGTCGAGGCGGGGGCAACCTGGGCCTCCGGCTCGAAGTGTGATCATGCGCGTCATGTACCAAATTAGATTACAGGGGGTATGGCTTGGGGGCTGGCCATTCGGAGCATCCAATGTACGAACCCAAATATCACTCCCCAGGACTGTTCACCCACGGACTGCATGTATATGACGACCGGATCGAATTCACCTTCGATCTCTATGTCTCAGTGCCGCCACTGGGGAATCCAACCGCTATAAGGCGCTTTCTATTCCGCAGTTACAACCCTGGCGGCCTGCGTACCTATCAGGCGAAGCAAGGCGTCGAATCGTCTCACGGACTGATGGGCGGACCAGCCATCCACGTGCCGCCTTTCACGGACGCGCGGCTATTGACGATACCCGATTCGGCTCCCGTATCGCTGACTCAGAGGCTGCTGCTGTACGTGAATGTGTTTCGTACGGAGATGTGGGACGTTACCTTCGAAGCCGGTGTGAGCGGCTTCGACCTGCACGGACATTGGAGCTGAGCGGCAGGTCGACACGGGGGCGTCCTGCGCCCGCCGTACGATCCGCAGGTGGCACACACCTTCGAAGAACTCGTCGAGATGCAGCGCGCCGCGGACGAGGCGCACGCCCAGGTGCTCCAGCTGCGTGACGAGTACGGGCCGCCCGCCCACACCGAGTGGACCCAGCAGCAGACTCAGACGTACGAGACCGCCTGGCGGGCCTGGCGCGACCTCGCCCGCGACATCCAGGCCGCCGTCACCGAGCACGCGCGCGATGAGGGGCGATCCCGCTACGAGGTCGAGGCGGACGTGAAGAAGGCCGTCCGGCACCCGGAGAGCTAACTACCGGCGCGCGTCGACAGCCGGTACTCGCCGACCCACAGCGGATCGGTGGCTGCCTCGTCCACCGGCTGTGGAGGCTGCGGGCGAGCCGCAGCCCAGGGTTCGACGGGGCCCCAGTGGCGGTCGATCTGCCGACGGGCGCGCTCGATGGAGGGGTACGGGCGGTGCATGGTCGTCAGGATGGCAGACGGAGCAGCCGCGGGTGCGTCCCGCGTCAACTCTGCGCATTCTGGACGCATGGCCAGCGACCGCCCCGTGATCGTGTATCCGCCCGACGAGACGGGCGGCCGGCGGGTACGCGCGGACGGCACGATCTTGGGGCTGGCGTACTCGGTGCAGGACGTCGCCCGGTTCATGCAGGAGGCCGGGCTTCAGGACTGGGACGAGATGGATGTGGTGCGGTCCTCGCTGATCGAGTGGCGCGGCGGCGGGCCCGACGTCTGGGGCCGGTGAGCGATGTCAGTGATCGCCGCTATCGTCCCGCCATGGATTTCGGAGACATACCCGCGTGGCTGGCACTCGCCTTCTCGGCCGGCGCTCTGTGGGTCAGCATCAAGACCAGCAGCGACGGAAAGAAGTCGGCTGACGCTTCAGCGCGCTCCGCGGCCGCCGCTGAGGCGGCACTCGCACTCCAGCGGCAGGAGGCCGAGGAGCGCCGGGCCGCTGAGGAGGAGGCCGCGCGCCCGCGCGTTGACCTGCGTGTCGAGTGGGTGCGGAAGAGCAAATACCGGATCGTCAATCACGGTGACGCGGTCGCGTCGAACATCACGTGCCTCAATGTCCCAGGGATTTCGCGCGCCCTGGACGAGCCGTTCACCCTGGAACGGCACGGCGCGCACGAGTTCATCATGAGCGGCTCGATGCAGGAGCCGATGCCTGCCTTCCTGCGCGTGGTGTGGGACGGCCAGGAAGAACCGGTGAACCTGCTGATGCCATGACCGACCAGGGAGCGGCCCCCCCACCGCGCTTTAAGGGAGGGCCGCACTGGATCAGGGCTGGGGCGCAGGCTCAGTGCGCAGGTACACGTAGACCCACAGCGGGCCGTCATCTGCACCCGTCCGAGGACGGGGCGTATAGACGTCCTGCATGCCGTTGCCGTCCTGGTGGATCAGTTGGTCGGGCGGGCTGAGCGGGTCGCCAAACAGCGGGAACGTTCGACCGTCGAGGGGACCGCCCTGGGCGAGGATGCCGTCGGGGATGCGCGTGGTGTCCACTACCACTCCTAGTTGTTGAGGCCCCGCGCCTGCACACCATTCTGCGGCACGCCACTGACAGTTGCCCCAGCCCGGCCGTTAACCGCCTCAGGATGTCGCGGCCACCCATGCCACGACAGCGAGTGCAGCGAGCAACAGTGCCCACCCGGTGAGCCGGATTGCGAGCCGCCGCCGATCCCAGGCCTCCTGGCGGCGCAACTGCTGCTCCATCTCCCGGCGGTAGTCCTCCGGCTTCATGCCGCGATCACCCCGCCCTCCGTCCAGATCCGTCCGCACCCGGTGCAGTGCGCGACCGGCACCCGGCCCTCACCGCCGTGCACGTCGATCGTCCCGCCGCACACGCACGGCTGCTCCAGCGTCCGCCGCTGCGCCGCGATGTCCAGCGCGCGCTCGACCCGGGCCGCGGCGCCGGCAGCGACGTTCCCGATGCGCTGCTCCTCGACATCGGTGAGGCGGCGGCACGGGCCGGGCGCGCGCTCGATCCGGGCCAGCAGCCACAGCGCGGCGTGCGGGGCGGTTCGCCGGCCGGTGTACTTCCAGCGGCGCGGGTCGACGAGGTCCGCGTGGGCCAGCTGCTGGCGGCGGCGCCGGTCGGCGGCGGCAGTGTCCGCCTCGCGCTGGGTGGCGTATGGGGCCACGGCGGTCCGGCGGGCGGTCGGCATGGGGATGGGTGCGCGCTGGGCGGCGTGGGCGATGTCGTCGGCGCAGTGGACGAGGGCGGCCTCGACAACACGCATGGTGTCGAGGATGTGGAGGCGGATGGGGACGGGCCGGTCGCCGAGCTGGATCGGGTCGCGCTCCAGGGAGCGGAGGTAGGCGGCGTGGTGGCGCTCGTACTCGATCTGTTCGGCGTCGGCTTGGTCGAGGCGGGCGAGGTAGCCGCGGAGGCCGAGGCCGAAGGCGCCGAGTTGGGCGGGGGTGCCGGCGGCTTCGCGGAGGTCGGTCCAGTGGAGGGCGATGGTGCGGAGGTGGGTGGCGGTGGTGGTCATCGTGCGCTCCGTGGGGCTGTTGGGCGGTACGGTGGGGCCACCGGATGGGGCGTGCCTGGCCTGGCAGGGTCGGAGGGCGCGCCCCTTCGTCGTACTCAGATGCTTGGCGGCAGGGTGATCCGGCTCGGGGACCGCGAGGCGCGGCGCACCGCGCGCCGGAGGTCGGCTTGGATCGCCCGCTGCATGGACTCGCTGAGCCGCTGCATCGTGCCGTTGTCGGGCGGAACGGCGGGCTGCTCCTGGTGCAGCTCGACGGAGGTGATGCCGGGCACCTCGTGCCACTCGCCGTCGTCGCCGAGGATCTCCAGTCGTACGGTCATCGGTTCCTCGCGATCTCGCAGCGCCCGGTCTCGGTGTGCTGCTCGGCGCAGGCCGGGCCGCAGCGCTGCGCCAGCTCGGCCGCGGTCGCGGCGATGTGCTGGTACTTCTCGGCGGTGGTGTGGCCGTCCCACAGCGCGCGCAGGTCCAGGGCGCCGACGCGCTCGACGTGCTGGAAGAGGTCGGCGTCCCGCGGGGCGATGTGCCAGCTGCACTGGCGTCCGCCGATGGTGAGGTAGACGATCTGCCAGCCGGGCTCCTCGACGTCGGGGGCGTAGGTGATGACGGCGTCGTCGGTCATGGCGGCGAGGAGGGCGACGAGGTGGGCGCGCTCGCGGTAGGCGGTGTCCCGCTCGGCCTCGGCCTTCTCTGCGCGGGTCCGCAGCGTCTTGGTGCGGCGGGCCATCAGTTCCTTGGTGTGCGCGGTGACGTCGTCGGCGATGTCGGCGCGCTTGCAGCACTGGCTGTCGCAGCCAGGCACGGCACTGCACGGTGGTCCTTCGGGTTCGGTCGCTTCGGTCGCTGCCGGGCCGGATGGCTTCACCATGTCGGTCGGGTACTGGGTGCAGCCGCCGCACAGGCCGTCGAAGGTCGGGGCGGCTGGGTGCTGCTCGCAGGGCTGGGTCACTTCTTCCTCCGTGCTGCGCGCGCGAGTGCGCGGCGGGTCTGCCGGTTCGGCGGGGTGGGGTCGGGGGCGTCGTCGTCGACGAGCTGTTCGACGCGGACGAGGTGCTGCTCCCAGGTGACGCCCGGGGCGGGCGCGTGCTCGCCCCGGGGAGTCGACGACGGGCCGGTCATGACTCGGCCCTCGCCTGCTGCGCCGCAGTGTCTTCCGTCGTCGCCGGAACGCACCGCGACGGCTCAGCAACCAGCCACCCCGTCCCCGGCATGTCGCACGAGATGGCCGCCGGGTGCCGATCGACGTACACCAGCGTCCGCTGGACGGCGGCCATGTGTTCGTCGCAGACCAGCGAAAAGTCGGCCTTCGGAGTGAGCCACCAAGCGATGTGCCAGGTCGCCGGTGTCCCGCAGGCGGGGCCGCCGGGCGTAGGGGTGCTCAGACAGAGCAGGCGTCCGAGCCGGGGCGTCGGACCATTGAGGTGGGGGAAGGTCATGCCGCGCTCCGGCGAGCGATCGTCCGGCACGTCCTGTCGTGCTCGGCGCCGGCGGATGTCCACCAGCGGTCGCAGCATCCGTCGTCCAGTTGGCGGCGGGCGTCGGCGGGCGGGAGCTGCTCGTCGGCGAGGGCTGCGAGCAGGGCCTGTTCGTGCCGGGCCCGGATCCGGCGGTCCTCGATGCGGTAGCAGTCGGCGACGCTGAGGAACACGGTCGCGGCAGTGACCGCGGGGAGGGCGTACAGCCAGTGGTGGGTGGCGAGGTAGGCGGCGCTCACGCTGAGGGCGGCGGCGAGGGCGTAGCAGGTGTGGGTGGTGCGGCGGGCTGGGGTCACAGGTAGCTCCCGGTGAGCGTGATGGTCTCCATGTCGCGGACTTGGTAGCGGGTGAGCTGGTGGCGGAGGTCGCGGTCGTGGGGGTCGAAGTCGTCGTCCTGGTCCTCGTCGTCCCAGTCGGGGTCGTAGTCGTCGAGGGCGAGCTGGTCGACTGTCACGGCTGCTCGACTCGGGTGAGCCGGGCCCGAATCCACTCGGCGTCGGACTCGGCGACGTGCGCACCAGCGGCCCGCTCGACGTACAGGCGGATCGGCTGGCCGTCGCCGTCCCGCTCGGGGGCGACGTGGACGTGCCAGGGCTGGGAGCCGCTGTCGGCCGGGGTGTGCCCGTCGGGGCAGTGCGGGCAGTCGCCGCGCGGGGCGGGCTCGGGGTCGTCCCAGACGATGCGGGTGTGGCCGCCGTGCCCGTGGACGTGCTCAGCGTGGGCGAGGTTGTCCCAGAAGACGGTGGAGGGGCGCTCGCCGAGCCAGCGGACGGACACGGTGCCGTCAGTCCAGAGGATGCCGTCGGCGACGCGGCCGGTGCCGGAGACGCCGGTGATGTCGGTGGTGCGCTGGAGGTGGAAGCGGCGGGGTTGGGTCATCGGGTGCTCCTTCGGGTGAGGTTGCGGAGGGTGCGCCCGGCCCGGCCGAGGCCGAGCAGGGCAGCGGAGATGAACGGGCCGAGAACGACCGCGACGCCGAGCGCGCGGCCGATCACGCGGCTTCCTCGTAGTCGGGTCGGGTGCGGCGGGCGAGTCGTCGGGCTTCGCGCCGGCCGCGGGCCCAGGCGGGGCGGGCGGTACGCCAGGCGAGGCGTGCGGTCCAGGCGCCGGTCGCGGCGGCGGCGAGGATGAGGATGCTGGCGACGGTGGCGAGGAGGGTGAGCCAGGCGAGGGCGGCCCAGCCGAGGGTGATGAGGGTGTCGATGGCTTCGGCGATCACGACGGCGCTCCGTCCTGTCGCGCCTCGACGGTGGGGCCCATGGCGGACTCCAGCAGGAGCCTGGCCGTGATGTGGTTGCCCGCTCTCAACGCGTCCAGCGCGCGGTCCACGGTGGCCCGGTCGACGGCCGGGCCCTGGGCGGCCGGTGTCTCGTCGGCCATGCGGCGCAGCTCGTCCTCTGCCTGGTCTGCGCGCAGGATCTCTGCACCCAGTTGGCGGCGCACGCCGTCGATCTCCCGCTCCAGAGCCCGGATCTTCTCGCTGTACTCCAGGACGGTCTTGCCGCGCCGCCGGGACTCCTCGCCTACTTCGTCGCGGCGCCGCTGTACGGCAGCCAGCTGCTTCTCGGTCTTGTTCAGCTCGCAGCGCGGGCACACGGGCTGCCCGTCTCGCATGGGGATGTCCATGCCGTCGTGGCCGTGCCAGCGGAAACCGCACTCGGGGTGCTCGTAGTACGGCGACAGCGGAGGCTCGGCGGCCTGGTCGACGGGCGGCGGCAGCACGGCCAGCACCGCGTCGGCCGACTCTCGGTACGCGGGTTCCATGCCCGTCTCGTGCAGCGGTACAAGGTGGCTGGGGTGATCGTGGCCGTACAGCGCCTCGGCGATGCGGTCGCGGAGCGCGGCCCGCTCAGCGAGGTAGGCCTGGAACGCCTCGACGGCCTGGCGGTCGCCGTCGCTCATCCGGTAGTTCGGGTTGTTGCCGCAAGCGGGGCCGGTCGGGCGGTCGGTCATCGGGTGGCTCCCGTCGGGGCGCAGCTGGGGCAGTAGTCGCGGCCCTCGACGTCGCTCCAGCCCTCCGCGGCGAGCTGGGCGCGGTGGGCGGAGGCGAGCAGCTGGCGGGTGATCGGCTGCAGGCTGGACGTGATGGACCACTCGGGGCAGTCCTCGCCGGCGCAGGTGACTTGGTGGGTGTGGGGCATGGTGTGGCTCCTGTCGGATGTGGTGTGATCGGTGGGGTGGCCGCCCCTGCTTGCTTCAGGGGCGGCCGTCCTGCTGCTCACTGCTCGCTGGTCCTGTTCGCCAGCTCCAGGAGCACGTCGGCGTGGCACGGCTGGTCGGGCGGGCACCAGCACATGAGGTCCCGGCCGGCCAGCTGACGGCGTGCAGCCGCGGCCAGGCCGGACTGCGAGGCGGCCCAGCTCCCGTACCAGTCGACGGCGACGCGCCGGGCCTCATGCTCGTGGCGGCCGCCGTAGACGACGCCCTGGGTTCGGGAGTCGATGACGGCGTAGGTCGGGCCGCACTGCTGGACGAGGTACGGGTTGCCCCATCGGGTGCCGCGGCCGACGTAGCGGGCCCCGGCGGGTGCGCGCCAGCCCTTGGTGCGGCGGCGCTGGATGCGGCGGGGCTGGGTGTCGAGGGCGATCTGACGCACGGTCATGGCGGTCACTCACCCGTCTCGGCGGCGGCCGGCGCCGCGTGCGTCGGGCAGAAGTCGTCGCCGTCCTCGGTGTGCTCCCAGCCCTTGCTCTTCACCAGGTGCTGGCGGGCGACGGCGAGACGTTGGGTGCTGGTCATGCCCTCGTGGACCATGTAGTCGGCGGTCTCCTCGGCGCCGCAGTGGTCGCAGAAGACGGTGATCTGCGTCGGGTAGTACGGGCTGTCGGGGTCCCGGACGATCGCGTTGACGATCTCGGGGGTGAGGGTCTGGGGCTCGTCGGGCTGGCAGGGGACGAGGTTCGAGTGGGCGTCCTTGCCGCATCCGCAGGGGATGCCGGTGCGGCCGTAGGTGAGCGGGTCGGGGGTCGGCTGGGTGGTCATCGGGGTCCCTTCGTGGGTGGCTGGATTACGCGCGGGGCTGGCTGTAACCGGATGCGCGCGGGCGGGTGGTTGGTCGGCGTGCTGGTCAGGCGGTGGGCGGCTGCGTCTCGCGCGGGTCGTAGGGCCACGCCATGTCGCGCGTCCCCCACGGGGCCTTGTGCGAGCCTCGGTGGCCCTTGGCCTGGGTGCAGCGGGTGTCGGTGTGGTGGGGGTAGAAGGCGCCGCAGGCGGGGATGCGGGCGCCGGTGGCGATCCAGTCGGCGACGTTGGCCCAGTCGCCGTCTCGACCCTTGATGACGACCTCGCCGAAGAGGGCGCGGAAGGCATCGGCGAGGACGGCGGGGGTGCTGGGGCTCTCCGCGGCGGGCTCGTAGCGGGCTTCGTAGTCCTGCTCGGTCATGCGCTGTGCCTTTCGTGGTCGGTGGTGGGGTGCTGGGGGCGGTCGGGGTGGCTGCCGGTGGCGGGGTCGCATCCGAGGTGGGTGTCGTATCCGCGGTTGGCCCAGTCGGGGTTCATGGGGAGGGCGCAGATGGTGCAGATCGGGCGTTCGTCGTCCCGGGTCCCGGGGTCCCCCTCCGTACCTCCCCCCGCCTTAGAGGCGGGGCGGGGGGAGGGAGGTCGGGGAGGGACGTCCCCCGGGGCTCCCCCGGGATTCGGGGGGAGGTTTGACCTGCGGGTTTGCGTGTTCTCCTCGGAACTCCCCCCTTGATCGTGGGGGAGTTCGCTTTCAAGATCGCGGGGGAGGTTCGGGGGGAGGTCATTTCGGGCATCCCGAACCTCGTCGAAGGAGTCCCTCCGCTTGCGGATCCGGACGGCCTCCTCGACCTTCTCCTTGCGCATCGAGATGCCGTACTCGGCGCACCACTTGATGACCCGGGGGCTGCCCCACTTCAGCGGGACCGCGGCCTTGTCGAGCACGCTGACGAGCCACTCCGGGGTGCCCTTGACCAGCTCGGCGGGCCGGTGGTCGAGGGACTCCAGCACGACCGATGTGACCGGCCGGCCGTCGGGCTTTGCTTCGCCGTCGAGGGTGATGACGCGCAGCCCGAATTGGAGGTCGGCGCCTTCCTCGTCGTCCTTCTGCTTGCCGACCTTGACGGTGACGATGATGTTCTTGGCGTTGTCGCCCTTCTTCGACACGTGCAGCTCGGACTGGAGGGCGCCCTTGGCGGAGGAGGCTCCGCGGCCGTGTTCGCCGACGTGGCCGGTGTGGTGGACGACGAGGACGCAGGCGCCGGTGGCGCGGCGGAGGTCTTCCATCCGCTCGATGACGACGCCGACTTCGGTGTTGGAGTTCTCCTCGACGCCGACGGAGACGCGGGCCTGGGTGTCGATGACGATCATCTCGGGTGCGAGGCGGCGCATCGCCTCGATGAGGGTGTCCCACTCCGGGCCCATCGCCTGCACGGGGCGCGGGAGGAAGAGGACGTTGTCCATGCGGACGCCGTAGTGCTTCTCCCAGGCGCGGACGCGCTTGCGGATGCCGCGGGCGCCCTCGGCGACGAGGTAGACGACGGTGCCCTGGCGGACGTAGTGGCCGTGCCACTGCATGCCGGTGCCGACGTGTCCGGCGAGGTCGATCGTGACGAAGCTCTTCATGTGGCCGGACGGGCCGATGATGCGGGCGAGGGAGTCCAGGTGCAGGAGGTCGCCGACGAGCGGCTCCAGCGTCGGCATGTTGTCGAGACTGGAGGCATCGAGGAGTTCCGCCAGCAGCGCGTCGGCGGGGTCGCCGGAGCGGCCGGCGGCGCGTTCCTTCTGCCGCTTCAGGTAGTCGTCGATGAAGGTGACGGCCTGGCCTGGCTCGGCCTCTGGTGAGGTGGCCTGCTGGACGATCAGGCGCCCCAGTTCGGCCTCGGCGCGCAGTTCGGCGCGGCGGCGGACCTCGCGGGCGTAGTACTCGGGGTTGCCGCCGTAGTCGCCGAGGCGAGCGACGTAGACGAGGCCGCCCGCGCGGCGCAGCTCCTGGCGCTTCTCCAGCTCGATACGCAGGGACATCGGGTTGACGGGCTCACCCTTGTCGTACAGCTCGCCGAGGACGTCCCAGATCAGTTCGTGGGCGGGCAGGGCGAAATCGCTGCGGGTGAGGATGCCGCGGATGGCGGGGATCTGCTTGGGCTGGTGGATGCAGCCGCCGAGGACGTACCGCTCAGCCTCATGTTGGTCGGGGCCGTCGTGGTCCGCCTGCTGGTGCGGGATATGGCGGACGTTGCTCACGGGCGGTCTCCTAGAAGAGCGTGGTCGGCGGGCACTGGTGGGTCAGGAGGTGCTGGTGGGGGCAGTCCGGCGGGTGCCGTCCGGTGGTCCAGCGCAGGCGGAGGGGGCCGTGTGCGCGGCGGGGCAGGCACCAGACGAGGTCGTGCGGGGTGCTGGCTGCTGCGGCGGGCCCGTAGGGGCGGGGTTCGTCCGGTGGGGGGAGGTCGACGCGTGCTTGGAGGGCTGCGCGGTCGCCGACCCACTGGACGAGGAGGGGCTGGCCGCAGGCGGGGCAGCGGGTGTCGTCGCCCCGCCTGCGGCCGGCCATCAGGCCGCGCTCCCGTTCATGACCGGCACGTCGATCTGCTCGCCGATCGCGGTGACGACGTCCGTGAACGCGGTGCGCAGGATCTCCGTAGGCCGCTCCAGCTTGTAGCCGAGGCGGAGGCCGTCCAGGGTGATGCGTGGGCGGAGACGGGCGGTGAGCCGGTAACCCTCGCTGCCCTCGAACGGCACCAGGCCGATCTTGAACACCTCAGGGATGGTCAACTGCCCCTTCTGCCCCGCCTTGGCCTGGGTGGTCTCGACGTACTGGAACTGCCGCTGCCCGCTGCTGAGACGGGTGGCGGACTGGAAATCGACCTTCGTGGCAGCCTGGAAACTCTGGGCGATCTCCAGCATCTCCGCGGCGGCCGGCTCCAGGAGTTCGGAGACGTGGTCCTCCAGGAACTCGGCGAACGTTTCCTGCCCGAGCAGCTGACCGTCGTTGCGGATCCACTGCTCCCAGGCGTCGGTCTTGCGCAGGGCGAGGTGGAGGCGGTGTGCGGCCCAGCGGGCCCCGTCGGGGGTGTGGGCGTCGAGGACGGCGGTGACGGTGAGGCGGTCGCTGTCGGCGTAGACCTCGCTGTAGTCGTCGTGGTGCTTGTCCCAGTACGCCAGGAAGGACTGGGCGTCGCGGACGGTGGTGGTGCCCGCCTTGCGGGTGGGGTTGTCCTTGTACTGGTCGCCGGTGAGGTCGATGCGTTCGACGCCGCGCGGGGTGGTGACGACGTAGTAGCCGCCGGTCTCCAGGCGTTCAGGCTTGGCGGCCTGCTGGGCGATGTCGATGACGGACTGGGTGCCGTCGAGGTCGGCGGCCATGCCGCTGGTGTAGGTCGTCACGGTTTCAGGCGTCCTTGTACTCGGTGGTGGTTGGGGCGGTGCGGAAGTCGAGCGCGATCTGGCGCGGGTCGTTGCGGGTGGGATTGCCGTCGTCGTCGACGAAGTAGATGGCGGCCGGCGGGGTGCTCTTCGGCGCCTTGAGGTCGGACTCGACGCTGATGGCGAGGGGGTCGCCCTCGACGTGCCCCTTGGACGGCTCGACGAGGACCTTGATGACGAGCTGGCCCTTCTTGCCGTGGGTGGAGACGGCCTGGAGGAGTTCGTGCAGCTCCTCGCTGAGGGCGTGGTGGACGCGGCCGTTGAGGTGGCCGACGAGGAACGCGGCGAACTCGGCGGGCTGCGTGCCGGTCTCCGTCTCGGGCTGGTGGATGGTCATGTGGAGGTGGTGCCTTTCTCTGGTGTGGTGCTGGCGGGTCAGGTGGTCTGGTGGCTGATCGCGGCCTGGGCAGCGCGGTAGGCCTGCGGGGTGGAGCGGCGCTTGCCGGAGGCGATGGCGCGGGCGTCGTGGACGCGGCTGTCGGACAGCGGGGACGGAGTGGTCCAGGCGCCGGCGGGGAGGCCGGGCCCGGGCTTGATCTCGTCCAGGCCTTGGAGGGCTCGCGGGGTGTGAGCTGGGCAGCACGGTCCCGTGAGGTACGGGCGTACGTCCCGGGTGGCCCCGCAGTGGCGGTGCTCGGCGCCGATCCAGTGGCGGCACCTCATGCCGCCGCCTGCTGCTGGGCCTTGCGCTGCCGGTCGTAGAGGTAGCGGCGGGCCCGGGGTGCCAGGCCTCCACGGACGCCGTGCCTGCTCTCGTGTCCGCAGCCGCCCTCCTGGCGGAGTGCATCGTCGAGGCAGGCCTGGCGGACCGGGCAGGCGGCGCAGACCTGCTTGGCGAATTCGAGCTTGGCGCGCTCGCCCGGGCGGGGAAACCAGACGTCGCGGAGCTTGCGGAACTCGGGCTGTGCGCAGAGGGCTTGGGTGTACCAGCTCATCGGGTGATCACCGCCGCTCGCTCCGGCCACTGGCAGCCCGCCAGAGCCTCACGCTGCCCCGGCGAGACCTCGGCGAGGGGGAAGCCGAGCCACTCGTAGCCGATCGCAGCGAGCGCGAAGCCGTCGCACTCGTCGTTCGCGGCGGGCCCTTGGAAGGTGCGGCCGAAGATCTGCTCGGCAGCCGCGCGCATCTGCGCCTTCGATGCCTTGCCGTATCCGGCGAAAAACAGCTTCAGCGAGGACGGCGGGATGATGGCGTACGGGATCTCGCGGCGCCACAGCCAGTGCTGCACCATGACCCGGAGCCCGGCCAGTTCCTCGTGCCCGCCCTGACCGGCGTGTCCGAAGGACGGGCCTTCGAGGACGACCAGGTCGGCGGCCTTGAGGAAGCTGCCGATCTCCTGCATGAGGTAGGCGAGGCGGGGGTGGCCGCGGAGCGCCGTCTTAGGTTTGACGTAGTCGGTCCACTCGGCGGAGCCGATGCCGGTGCAGCGCAGGGAAAGGTCGCCGCCGATAACGAGGGGTCGCCGGGGCCCGGCCGCCGCGGGGGCGGCCGGGGCATCGGTGGTGAGATCGAAGAGCGTGGTCACTGGGCACCACCGTTCTGGCGGCCCTGCCACTGCTCCTCGGTCAGGTAGCCCTCTGCTTTCTTCCGCTCGGCGTACCGCTCCTTGGTGTAGGCGTTCTCCGCCAAGCGGCAGGGCTCGCACAGCGGCTCCTTGCGGTACCGGTGCTGCCGGGCGCCCCGGTAGGTGCCGTGGGCGATGGGCTTGCGCTGGCTGCCGCCGCGGGGGCGCTTGAGGCCGATGTCCTTGATGAGCTGGTCGAGTTCGGCGTCGGTGAGTTCAGGCACCGTCGGCCTCCTCTCGGGCGGTGATCGGGGTGGGTGCGTCAGGACTGGGGTTGCGGCAGTCGAGGCAGATCAGCTGCCGCGTGACCCGCAGGCGGGCGTGGACCGTGACCCGGCCCTCCGTCGCGCACAGGGCGGCGACCTTCTCCAGGGCCTCGACGGGCGGCGGGAGCGGGGTGCCAGCGCGGCGGCGGCCGGTCGGCTTCGGCCAGCTGCGGGCGACGGTGACAGCACCGACGCCTACGGCGGTGATGGCACCGGCGAGGGCGGTGGCGAACTGGCTCACGGGGCCTCACCACCCGCGCGCTGCGCCGGGATGAACGGCCACTCGGTGCGCACGCCGTCCGCCCACGACTCCTTGCCGGGCGTGCGGGCGAAGTACTCCCGAAGGCTTTCGGCCTGCTTCCGGGCCCACGAGACCTGCCACAGGTGCAGAGCACTGATCGGCGCCCCACCGATCCGGGGATCTTTCGTGGCGATCCGCCACGCCACCCGGCACGCGGCGATCGCGTCTGCGTCCGCCGAGTGCGCGCCGTCGAGCGCGACCTCGTAGTGGCGGCACAGGTCTTCGAGCTTGCGCCCGCCGCGCCGGTACGGGTCGATCTGCTTGTCCAGCACCCGCGGGTCGACCACAAGGAGGTCGTCGCCGACGATGTCCACCAGGGGCTGCACGCCGTGGCGGCGGGCTTCCCTGTCCAGGATGGTCAGGTCGAACGAGGCGTTCATCGCGACGACCGGCAGCCCGGCGAGCACCGACTCGGCGAGCGCGGCCACCAGCTGCTCGACGACCTCGGCCGCCGGCCGCCCCTCGGCGCGGGCCCGCTCGGTGGTGATGCCGTGGACCTTCGCGGCCTCCTCCGGGATGTCGATCCCGGGGTCGGCGAGCCAGGTGAAGGACTGGGTGGGGGTGCCGCCGCCGCACTGGACGACGCAGGCGGTGACGATGCGGTCGGTCTCGACGTCGACTCCGGTGGTCTCCAGGTCGAATCCGGCGAGGCGGCCCTCGAACCAGGCGGCCATCAGAGGTCACCGCCCTTGAGCGCGGTGAGGAAGGTCTCCAGCTGCGCGACGGTGGCGGAGGAGGGGTGGAGGCCGCCATGGCGCTGGGCGAACGCGGTCTCCAACTGGGCGGTGGTCATGCCGCGCGGTCCGGCGGCGGCCATGATCTGGAACCACATGGCCTCGGCGGCGGCCGGGTCGGGGGCGTCCACGACCTCGGCCTCGTACACGCCCTCGTCGTCCGGCGTCGGCTCAGGGAAAGCGTCGCCGTAGTCGGCCGGGTTGAGCTGCCGTTCGACGTCGTCCGGGTGCGGGCCCTCCTGCTCCGGCTGCTTCACCGTGGCGCCGAGCGCCGCGGCCCGCGCCGTGAGCGTCTTGGCCAACTCCTCGTCCATCTCACGGCGCTCGACGGCCTGCTCGTACAGCGCGCGCACCTCGGCCGGGGTCTTCGCCGCTGCGGCGAGCGCCGCGTAGTCCGGACGGCCCGAGGTGATTGCCACCCGCTCGGGGCCCGATGCCACGGCCTGTGCGCCGCCGCCGGTGATCTGCCCGGCCATCAGCGCGGCCGGGGTGATCTCCACGTCCAGCGTCGGCACCATGAACCGGGCCGGGCCCTCGTTGCGCTGGACGAGCTTCTCCTCCATCCCGAGCCACCCGGCGACGTACCCGCCGGCCTGCGCAAGCAGCTCGGCGGCCGGGGGCAGGGTGATCGCGGCGTAGTAGCCCTTGGAGATCAGCAGCCACTGGCCGAGCGCGGGGACGTCGCGGAGCATGACGTTCACGCGGGTGGTGATGGCGCACTGCCGCTTCTCGGGGTTGCACAGGCAGGGGCGGTCGCTCTTGTGCTCGGTGACGCCGTCGCAGCGGCGCTGGCACTTCGATCCGGCGTACAGCTCGTACCACTGGGAGACGGCGTCGCGCGGGGGGATGAGGACGGGGAGCCGGTCGGCCTTCGAGTAGACCTCGAACTCGCTGGGGCCGCCGTTTGCCGGCGTCCAGGGCTTCACCTCGCCGCCGTAGAGGTTGGCGACCTCGGTGAGGATCTCCCGGGAGGGTGACGTGAAGCGGAACTTGTTGAGCTTGGCCGGGCGGGTCTTGCCGCTGGCGGTCGGGACGACGTGGCCGAGGCGGATTTCGCCGAGCTGCCGCATGCGGCGCTGGAGGTCGATGATGGGCATCAGGCAGCCCTCTCTTCGCTGATGGTGGGGAGGGTGAGGGCGGGGCGGATGACCGTCTTGGACAGGCCCGAGGTCCACTCGGCGTTCCGCTTGACGGTGAGGAAGGCGTCGAACACGGCGTCGTCGGCGACGGCAGGGATGAGCCGGTAGCCCTCCGGCCGCAGGTGCAGCACCACACCGGCCCAGAACGTGCGCGGCATCGGGATCTTCGTGCCGTCCCGTAGCCACGCGACGCGGGCCTTGCGGTAGGCGGCCATCTGGAGCGAGGCCTCGGGGTACACGCCCTTGAGGTCCAGCTCGCCGCCGGTCTTGGTGTCACCGCAGAAGACGGTGTCCGCTGGGATGTCCACCTCGAAGTACGCGGCGAGCGCGGCAGCGATGAGCGGGGAGCGGAGCAGGTAGTCGAGGGTGCCCGCGTAGCCCTCCTCCTCGTTGCCCACGACCATCTCGGAGGCCTCGAAGGTGACCTGCCACTCCTCGACGAAGCGGAGGAAGTGGTCTAGGAACGGGGCCAGCTCCTCGTCAGTGAGCAGCTCGGCGGGCATCGGCGTGCCCAGAACGTGGGCTTCGATGAGCCGGTGGACGGCGGAGCCGACGTCCTTGCGCTCGTCCTTCTTGCGGGTGTGGGCGCGGCGGAGCCAGTCGTACGCCTCGGTACGGCGCTCCGGGTGGAGGGAGGAACTCACCAGGTACGGGAGGTTGTTCATCGCCGTCTCGGCGGTGATGTTCCCGGCCCAGAAGGTGAGGGCGTCGCCCTTGGAGCAACCCTGTTCCAGGATGGTGGTGACGCGGCGGAGCTTTAGGTCGGTGCCCTTGACGCGGTACCAGCCCTGGCTGGGCTTGGGGATTCGGTCGGTGCCGGTCGGCTCCTGCTTGGTGCGGGAGCGGCGGCCGGCGGCCGGGGCCTGGCGGGCCCCGGCGCGCGCGGTGGTCGTCATCAGGCGGCGTCCTTGAGGTTGAGAGAGGCCAGGGCGGCGGCCCACAGCTGGCGGCGCAGGGCCTCGGCGGGCGTGCCATCGAAGGCGTCGCCGTACGCCTCTTGCTGGCGGGCGGCGATCTCCCGCGCAGCGTCCGGGCCCACCCAGACCTCACCGCGCTCGATCTGTCCCAGGACCCGCTCGGTGTCGGGCGACATGTGGACGCGACGCTGGTCGTCGCGGGCGATCCGGCTCACGGGCGGCCGTCCTTCCGGGTTGTGCGTGGGGTGGTAGATGCGGCGGCCGTCGAGGTCGACCACGGTGAGGAGCCCGTGCCGGGCCAGGCCGCGCAAGTCCTTCCGGGTCGTGTTCCGGCCGGTCGTGGGCCACGGCGAGCCGGTCATCAGCTGCTCCGCGAGCTGGGTGGTGACCGGGCGGCCGTGCGCTCTTATGGCGGCGAGCAGGTAGCCGCGCCGGGTGGACTGCTCAGGCACGGTTGCTCTCCCTCTGGGCGGGCTCGTACCAGCGCACGCCCTTCTCCTCGAACCGGATCAGGTGGCCGCCCGCAGCGAGGGCGGCAAGGTCGTGCGACGCGGTGCTCTGGCCGATCGACGTGAAGCCGAGCTGGTGCAGGGCGCGGAGGGCGCGGCCGGACTTCCACCCGCCGCCCTCGGCGAGGACCACGTTGAGGAGCGCGGCTTGGCGGGCGGTGTCGGCGGGCCGGTCAGCGATGGTCCGGAACGAGGCGAGTGCGGCCCCCTCGTCCGCGGAGTGCTGGTGCAGAAGGCGACGCACCTCCCGCACGTCCACGTCGTCGGGGCGGACCACGACCCGCAGCGTGCGGACCAGGCCGCGCAGCATGGCCAGCTCACCCGGGTACGCCTGCGCGTCCAGCTCGAACTCGCGGACCGCGGCCTTGATGAGGTCGTCGGCGGTCAGGTCGTCGAGCACTACGCCGGTGCCGTACGCCTCGGTTAGGGCGCGGCGGATGTCGTCGAGGGCGCTCATGCGGCAGCACCACCCTCGCGGCGCTGACCGTGGATTGGCGCGACCGCCGGCCGCTCCGGCGCCAGCGCCCGCAGCCGATCCGCGAGCGCCGTCACCTCGCCGCCGTACACCGGCAGCTCGTAGCCGACCGCGTCCGCGATCTGCTCCAGCAGCAGCTGCTCCGGGGCGTGCCCGTCGTGCCCGCGCTGGACGCCGCGTTCGTCGGCGAACTCCAGCAGCAGGGCGAGGAGTTCCTCGTCGTCGGCGATGGTGGTGAGGACGTGGGTGAGGTAGTGCTCCACGTCCAGCAGGGCCCCGGTGGGGATGCGGCGGACGTAGAGGCGGTACGGGCCGGTGATGGCCGGGCGGCGGAGCAGGCGGTGCCAGTAGAGGCGGAGGCGGTTCACTCGTCGGCCTCCTCGTCGTACGCGGAGGCGACGTCCAGCGCGGTGACGGCGTAACCGGTGACGGACTCCTCGTTCTGACCGGCGACCACCGTCAGCTCGGCGACGCCGTCCTCCTCGTCCTCGATCCAGTCGAAGGTGAGGTCGGTCCCCGTCGGCCACGAGCGGCGCTCTTCCGCCTCGCAGTGCGCGCGGGCCTCGGCGGCCGTGGTGTACAGGCCCATCTCGATCGAGTCGTGCGACGCCCGGTGCACCTTCGGGGTGGTCTCGCCCGGCTGCATCGGCGTTCCGACCGTCGCTTGCTGGAGCAGGTACAGGGCGCCGAGCGCGGCCGTGCCAGGGTCTTCGAGGTCGTGGCAGAAGGACGCCAGGGCTGCCCGCCCTTCTACGGCGGCCTTCTCCAACCTGGCGATGCGGTCCCGGTCTACGCGCAGCTGCTCGGCCGCGTCGGACAGGGCCTCGTTCGTGGTGTGCCGCTCCGTCTCCAGCTCCGCGACGCGGTTGATCAGCCAGTCCACGGCCGGGGCCAGCGTCTCGCCGAGCGGGAACGGAACCTTGCGGTCCTCGCCGTTCGGCGCCAGCGACCCGCGCATGTTCAGCGCGTCGTTCTGGAGCGCGACCAGCCGGGCGCGGCGTCGGTCGCGCTGTTCCTCCAGTTCGATGACTCGGAGTCGGGCTGCGTTTCGCTGGTCCCGAGTTTCCTCCAGCGTGCTTTGCAGGGCGCACGCGATTTCGTGCAACGCCTTCTCCGTACCGGAGTCGTAGGTCGCGGTCGACCAGGCCTTCGTGCGCTCGCCGTATTGCGCGAGCCGGACTTCGGCCGGGGTCAGGTTGTCCTGCGGGATGCGGTGCACGTCCGTCAGTCGGGCCCGGAGTCGCTCCAGCTCGGCGGCGGTCTCGGGGGCCTGGAGCAACTGCGCCGACTCCAGGGCCTCGGCGAGCATCGCGGGCGCCGTGTGACCCTGCCGCATCGCGGCGGCGATCACAGTCTCGGCCACGCCTCGCAAGGTCGGCCTCGATCGGGCGGGCATCGGCAGGGCGCCGTACTCGCGGACAGCGGTCTCCAGGTCGCGAATCGGCTCGGTCATGCCGCCACCGCCTCGGTGGCCAGGTCCAGCCCGAACCCGGTCAGGTCCACGGTCACCCCGTGGAACACGCCGACGGCCGCCAGCCACGCGTCTCCGCGGAACGCCTTCAGGACCACGTCGCCCGGGCCGATCTGAAGGGCGGCCCGCCACGCCTCGAAGGCGCTCGGGGAGTCCGCCTGGAGGTGGAGGACGTGCGTGCCGGACGGGAAGGTGATGTAGGGCTTCGGCAGGTGGCCGAACATCCGCACCAGCTCGACCAGTGCCTCGGCGACCGGCGCCGTGTCGACGAACGGGGCGGTCACAGGCACGCTGACCTGCGGGGCGGGGGAGGTAATCTCAATGGTCACGGGGACCTCTCTTCGATGGTTGATGGGGTCGCCGAGTCGGGGGTCGCTCGGGCCGGGAAGCTGTGAGCGGCCCTTCGGCGCGTTCAGGGCTGGATCAGCCGGTGATGACGGCGGCGGCCGGGCGCCGGCGGCGCCGCGGCTTGCTGCGGCCGTCGACCTTGTTGCGCATCAGCGCGGCGATCTCGGCGAGGTCTGTGTCGCTGAACATCAGCTGGCCGGCCATGCGGTGGCAGGGGAACCGAGGACCGTCCTTCGGCTTTCGGTTCACGCCCCGGCGGAGCCAGTCCTGGCCGCGCTTGTCCTCGGGGTCCTCGGTGGCGAGGCCGAGTCGAACGGTGGCCTGCTTGAGGTTGTAGAAGTTCTCCAGGACGGGCTCAGGCTTCTTCGGGGTGCGGGCGGGCGGCGCCGTCGTGGCTGCCATGGCTGTCCTTTCCGTGCTGCTCCTCGGGCGAAGCGAGGAGCGACTCGTCGTCGGGCTGGATTCGCAGGGCGGTGCGCAGGCGCTGGTACGTGGGGGGCCGCATGTCACGTCGGTCGCCGTTCTCCAGCTGGCTGAGGTAAGGGCCGGTGATGCCGGCCTTCCTGGCGCACTGGTTGCGGGTGAGCCCGAGTTCTTTGCGGCGGGTGCGGATGGCCGCCCCGTCCACCTGGTAGGTGGGGAGGGGTCTGTGCATGTAGAGAAAGCTAGCGACTATGAATAGCGATTGCTAGTGATACTCGCTAGTAATCTCTAGAAATCTCCAACTGTGCTCAGCGGCAGCCCTTTGGGGTTCGCCAAAGAAGGGCCAAGATCTGGCCAGGAAGGTGGAGATTTCTGGCGGTAGCTAGAGGTAGCTGCCATCATGTGCGGCATGGCGCTCACCAGCGATGACACCAGCCGTCACCGGCGGAGACTCGGATCCCTCGTGACCCAGCGACGCGCTGCGCTCGGCATCACGGACAAGCGCGTCGCCGCGAAGCGCTGCAACATGTCGGTGACGACCTACACCAAGATCGAGAACGGCGACCCAGTCAACCCTCTGAGCTACGCGAAGCTGGAGCAGGGTTTCGGCATGGTCGCGGGTTCGTGCGGGGCGGTGCTCGACGGCGCGGAGTCGATCATGCTGCTGGATGGTGGCGAGCTGTTCGTCGCCGGCCGCTCGGTGGCCGTCGATCGCAGCCAGCTTGAGCCGACGCTCCGGGAGGCCATCACGAAATGGACGAGGCTTGTCCGACCCGACATCACGCTCGGTGAGGATCAGGCCATGACTGACGGCATCCTGGAGGAGCTGCGGAGGCGCGGACTCCTTCCGGATTCCGAGAAATAGTGAGCGCTGACGTACAACCTTTTGGTGTGATCAGATCGTGACCATTGTTGACCGAAAATTCGGTCAACACCCCTGTCGTCACCCTCCGCCACATGCGAGTCTGGCGTCTCGCCTGCCTGGGGGGCTTCCGAAACCTCGACGAGGGGGGACACATGCCGACAGCGAAGGCCATCACGTACGACCGGGAGCCCGGCTTCATCGCCGACGTGCTGGAGATCGACGGCGCGAGCGTCTGCGTAGTGAACCCCGCAGCACTCAAGGACGCCGGCACCCGGTCTCTGGTGCGGCAAGTGGCACAGGGGCGCGGACTCGACTGCGGGACATGCCGCGGATGCCTGGTCGGTACAACCGTGCAGGACGGTGGCGGCGGAACCGTGACGGCGGAATGAACCACTGACGGTCCGCTCCCGCCAGAGACCTCTGAGGGAGGGCGCATGCCCTACGTGGAGCGACGCGGCAACAGCATCCGCGTCAAGTGGTGGGGCGGCGAGTACAAGCCAGGCCCGGACGGCAAGCCCACCAAGACCAAGAAGTACGAGTCCGCCTCCGGGCCAGAGCCCGGCGTTCCGTTCAGGGATGAGGAGGAGGCGTACAACTACGGCCTCGACCGGGAGCACGACGTCCGCCACGGCAAGCACATCCCGCGCGCGGACGCGAGGACGCCGATGGAGGAGTACTGCTGGACCTGGTTCGAGGCGGCGGAACTCCGCCCGAATTCCGTCGACACCTACAAGTCCATGCTCAACGCGGTGATCATCCCAGACTGGCAGGGGCGTGCTGTCGGTGCCATCACGCCCCCTGAGTACGACCTGTGGAAGAAGAGCATCGAACGCAGGTACTCCGCGAACTACGCCAGCCAGCTGCGCGGGGTGTTCCGCATGCTGATGGAGGACGCCGTCCTCAAGTACAAGCTGCGCACGGACTCGCCGATCGTCGAGCAGCACCGACGCGGCCGGTACACCAAGAAGCAGACGCGCCGGAAGAAGCGGCAGCTGCCCATCGAGGCCGTGCACAAGCTCGCCGTCAACGCCTACCACGTCTGGGGCTTCACCGGCTGGACGTACATCTGGACCGTCGCCTTCACCGGCATGAGGCCGCCCGGCGAGATGTACGGTCTCCAGCGCGGCTACACCTCGGCGCACTGGCCGGCCTCCGACCCGGATCCGGAGAGGCGCAAGGAGGCCCTGGAGCGGTACCAGGGCAAGCTGCACGCGCTGCGTGTGCAGCACCAGCTCTACCGAGCGGACGGCCTACCGACACTCGCCGGTCCGAAGTATGAGTCCTACCGGACGCAGGTGATCCCCCCGTTCCTGCACGAGATGCACGCCGCGCTGCTGGCCTCTCATGACAAGCCGTTCGTGTTCCTATCGCTGACCGGCAAGCCGCTGCTGGGAGCGCAGTTCGAGCGGGACTACTGGCATCCGATCCGGGACGGCGCCAAGGAGCGGAAGGCGCGCAAGGGCTACGAACGGTTCACCCGGCCCAAGCTGCCGGCCGTGGAAGAGATGGCAGGGCAAGATCTCTACCGATTGCGGCACTGGCACCGGGAGCTGCTGGACGAGCCGGGCGCCGACATCGCGCGCGTCGCGAAGGAGGCCCGGATGGGTCACGAGCTGCCGGGCGTTGAGGGCGTCTACAGCATGGTGACCTTGGCGATGGAGGAGCGCATCGTCGAGTACCTCCAGGAGGTCTGGGAAAAGTTTCTGAGCACGGGCCCGTGGCTTCCGCCTTTTCCCAACGCTCTCCCAGATGATCAAGGAAACGCTCCGTCCGCGCTGTTCAGCGACTTCCGCATCCTTGAAGGAGAGTGATGAAGTCGATGAACCGGCACATGGGCAAGGTCGACTTCGAGGAGGCCCCGGCGGCCGACGCCGAGACCCCGGCGGCCGGAGCCAAGGCCGACAAG